CGCTCTTGGAAAGATAGTGGCTGGCAACTTCCTAATAAATTCACCCTACGACCATTAGATATAGATAATAGTTTTACTCTAACCGCCAAAGCCAAAACAAGTCAAGTAGCATTAGCTGAAGGAGACTGGCTTAAATTTCAGACTAAAAATACAAATGAAATAATGCTTTTAGTTAAGATAAAAACTTCTAAATCAGGAACTACTTATTTTGTAGAAAGAGCTATCCATAGAACAAAGATGGCAGCTTGGGACCAGACCGCTACAATATATGTTAATAAATAATTATGAAAAGTAAATTATTTATATTTATATTAGCATTTAGTGCATTATTTATAGCAGGTAACGCAGCATTCTTCAGTGTTACTGGATTATCTCACTTATTTGCAGGAGCCTTTTGGTCAGTAGTTATTATGGCTTCTTCCTTAGAATTAGGTAAATTAGTTACCGCAAGTTTCTTACATAGATACTGGACAACCTTATCTCGTTGGATTAAGATATACTTAGTCTCTGGTTGTTTAATTCTAGTAGGAATTACTTCGATAGGTATATTCGGATATCTATCAAAAGCATACCAAGGGTCCACCCTACAACTTAACGAGATAACCTTAGAATTAAATCTTTATGAAGAAGAGCTAGATAGGCTTAAGGAAAATAAAGCTTATCTTCAGGAGGAAATGGATATACAAATTAATTCATTACCTGAGAATTACATTACTGCCCGTAGAAACTTAAGAAACGAGTACTACGAACAGATATCTAAAGTAACAGCTCAGATAACTACTGTAACTTCTGAAATAAGTGATTTAAAAATTTCTATTCTACAGACAGGGGCAGATGTAGGACCTATACTCTACGTTGCTGATGCTTTTAATACTGATGTTGACACTGTAGTAAAATGGTTAATTTTTATTCTTATATTAGTATTCGATCCTTTAGCTGTTGCTTTGGTTCTTGCTACTAATATAGCTATTACTAAATATAAAGAAGATGAGAATAAAAAAGAGACTACCTCTATAGAAAGAGAAATAGTAAGAGTTCCTGTTAAATCAATAGAAGATAATTTTAAAAAAGATAATATTAGTAAAGAACCTGCCGCAAATAAGGTTGATAAAACTAATAAGCATATTAGCAATATTAAGCCTTCTGGCGGCTCTAAGAGTTTCTAATTTAAAATATAATTAGGAGAAGTCCTATGTCTAGGAAACGAAAAGCAACTGGTGCTACTTCGGCGTCAGACCTACCTCAGTGTGTAAATAAACGACAAGCATTATCTCAACTTAAAAGAAGAATGAAAGAGTTTGAGTTACACTTTAGAACAAATAAACAACGTATCTTTTACAATACGATAAAAGAAAATGATTTAACGTTTTGTGCAGGGCCTGCTGGCTCAGGAAAAACATTTATAGCAGTGGCATATGCTTTAGAATTATTAGCAAATAGAAATAATCCAATAGATGGTATAGTAATTACAAAACCATTAGTAGAAGCATCAGGAGAAAAAATAGGATTTTTACCAGGAGATGTAGATGAAAAAACAGATCCATTTATGATGTCTTATTGGTGTAATATGCAGAAACTTATTGAAAGAGAGGTACTAAATGTATTAACTTATAGTAAAGTTATCGAAGTTATTCCTATGGCTTATATGCGCGGAGTTACATTAGATAACAAAATTGTAATCTTAGATGAAGCACAAAACGCAACTCCAGAGCAAATGAAAATGCTATTAACTAGGATTGGAGACAAAAGTCAATATATCATTTGTGGAGACATAGAACAGACTGATAGAAAAGACACTAATGGATTATTAGATGGATTACTAAGATTTGCAAATATGGATAATGTGGGTATTTGCACATTTGATAAAGAGGATATTGTAAGGAATCCAATCATTACACATATATTAGATAGATATGCTATGGATATTCCAGACAGAGATATTAAACAATTTGGAGAAGTTGGAGATGGCGGAGGAGAATTATCTGCTCTGTATCAAAAATTCATAAAACCAAAAGTTAAAAGTGACATATCTATAGTAAATAAGAGGTAATAATAATGGCAGTACTTGTAAATTTAATAACTAGAGCAGCAAAGGGAAGTCCTTTAACGCCAACAGAAATAGATCAAAATTTCTTAAATTTAAAAGAAGGAATTGAGTCTTCTGCGCCTCCTGGATTTAATTTTGTTTACAATCCATCATCCGATATTTTATCTATTAACAATACTGTATCTGGTAGTGATTTAGATGGTGTCGAAATGTTCGCGAATCTAGGTAACGCATGGATGTCTTTTGGAGGAGCTTTAAGTCAAGTACAAGCTAATGGATCCTTTATGGTTCATAGGCCTAACACAGGTGTTGGTTATCAACATGATGGGTCAAATAGTAGTCAAACATCTATTTTTATTTTAAAAACCGGAGATGAGGAAGTTTTAAAAGTAAGAGAAGATGGTGTACTTATTATGAAATCATTTGATAATCCTCCTACAGTTGCTAAGGGCGGTTTGTATTTTGATGGGGATAATTTTTGGCAAGGAGATAGGGATTAATATGGGGCTTTTAAAAAGTAAAGTATCTGAACAAACTGAACACGATAAGCTATTACAGAGATTAGGATTAAATGAAAATGATCTTGAGTTTCTTTTGTTAGCTATAAAAAATGCAATGATTTCAGGATCTGTCTTAGATCAAGCAGTTAGCACGATAACAAAGTTACAAAATATGTACACTGCTTTGCAAAATAGTAAAAAGAAAAAGAAGAGTTAAAACAAATGAATACTTCAACTCCTTTGAGAGATTTAAGATGCAAGTATCGTAGTGACTTTGTAGATTACGATTCTTATCTAACTATAGCAACTAATACAGTTGATAATCCAGATATAGGAAGAATTTTAAATCCTAGTTCTCATTATGAAAGTTTAAAGGCTCTCAAAGATAGTCTGTCTATGAGCCTAGAAAAACGTAAAGATAAAGATTTTTTAGTAGGACTAGCCGCTTCTCAAGTGGGAATACCAATATCAGCTGTATACTTTGAATACCAGCAAGACGGCGAAGTTAAAAACTCTCTACTTACTGACCCAGAAATAAAAGCAGTTGAAGCTGAAAATCCTCCCAAACTATTTTTAAAATTAGTTAAATGTCCTAACTCACCTTCTGTTTATCATATAGGTATTTTTAATATGAATATAGCAGTAAGTTCTAGTAACTCTCCTACTTTTACATTAAAAGTTTCTGGTAAATCTGATTACACAGGTAAAATTTCGGCTAATTTACAAAGAATTATATGGGCCTCTAAAGGATACTTACCTGGTGATAGCGGAGAACTTCCAATGAATTACTACAACGTATCTAAAGTAGTTGAGTCTAGTTCAAAACTTAAAGATTTATTTAACTGTTGGATACATAAAGATGAAATTTCATTAATAGTAAATAAATTTAAAATATTAGATCAACTAGGTTTACATATAAAAGGTGCAACTTACCTTCATAATAATTTAATTCAATTAGCATCTAGGAATATAGATAAAGATTGGATAAAAGTTCCAAATGATGATTTATTTAAAGACAATATAAATAATTTCCTTGTAACTTAATATATTTTTTATTAATTTTAGGCACGTATAAAATGGAGATACTATGAGTTTTAATTTAATACCAAAAGCAGACAGAGTTGTAATACAAGTAGACACTGTTGAAACCAAAACAGAAGCTGGAATAATAATACCAGATAGCGCGAAAGAGAGGCCACATACAGCTGTTGTAGTTGCAGTTGGTCCAGGAGTTTGGATGAGTACAGGAGTACAAAGAAAACCTGATGTACAGATAGGAGATAAAATCATGTTCTCTAAGTACTCAGGTACAAAGTATACTGAAAATGATCAGGAATACTTAATAATAAGAGAAGCTGATATCGTAGCATCTTTTAAGGAATAATATGCCAAAGTATAGGTGGACAGATGATAAAATAATTAAAGAGATTTTAGAATTAAAACCTCAACATAGATATTCTACCTATGTAAAATCTTCTAATGGCGCTTTATGGAAAGCGGCAGAAAGACACTTTGGATCTTGGGGAGACGCTATACGAGCAGCTGGATTAAATTATGAGGATATTTTAAGATGGGGTCCTAGAATTGCTCCTAACAGAGGTAAAGGGGGTTTATGCTCAAAAGCTAATTGCACAAATGTACACCATGCAGGCGGTTTATGTCAAAAGCATTATAATCGATCCCGTTACCACAAAACAAAGACATAACTATGATAGTGGTATTACATTATGCAGACGGTGATTTTAATGCAATTCACTATGAACGTAAGAGGTTAGAGACTTACTTATCACAGCAGATAAAAAGCACAACCTATTTAGACAAGATGGATTACATTAGAATAGAATATGAAATGCATCATGAATTAGTTATTCCAAAAGGAATTAAAGTAAATAGATTTTTGAGAAATAGATTTGATGCCTACACAGGCAGCGATGGAGGGTTAATAAGTATTCCTTGTACTATTCTTCAAATTGTAGAAGATGAAGAAAAACAAATGAATAACGCAGACCCTACAACAATAGTATACAAGGATATCATAGTATATCCATTAAAGGTGGAAAGACAATTAATAAGATTATTCGAGATATCAAGAAATGCCATATTTAAGAAGAGAGAAACTAAACCGAAGCCCAAAAGGGGTAGACGGCGACCACAAGGTAGGAAGAAGCGAAAGCGCTAAACCTACCCCTACGTCTGCTACATCCGATACTGCTTTAATTGAAAGTATTTATGACGACGAAGTCAGATTAAATATGTTAGAAATGGCTGAGAAAAAAGTTTTAGAGCTAGAAGATTTAGCAGAAAATGCATTAGGTGAAATTAATTTACTTATAGATCCTGATAAAAACTTTCCTCTAGTCAAAGCAATATCTACTTTAAAGGGAGAACCAACTCTAGTACTAGATGGAGAGATTATACAAATGGCGGCAGATTTATCCATGGATGGCTTTACGCATATGAATGGATTTGATCCAGTAGCAGCTATGCTAGGAGTACACGGAGGTGAAGATAAACCAGATGTGCCTGTTCCGAGATTGTTTATGGATTGTGAAGAAATGGCTGCATTGGGTAATATTCCTTCGCCTGGAGATGAAGATTATGAAACTCAATCAGTAGAAGATGTACATGTTGAAGTAGAGCAAGTAAAAGCTATGGATATTTATACTAAATTATGGAAATTATTTAAATATTTTCCAGGAGTTGATATTAGAAGTTTTCTTAAAAAAATTAGGAATAGATGGACTAAGCGCCCAGTTAATAGAGCAATTAGATGGGTTGAATGTCGAATGATTAATCCAGGATTGTTTTTATTAACAGGTGAAGCAAGGTCATGTAAACCAGGAGATGATGCAGACGAAATGCCTGATCCTGGAGAAATTTACAATTTAACTGAAGAAGACTTAGAAGGAACTGGTTTAGATTGTATGGAAGCAGCTGGTATGGTTGGGCAGTATTTAAGTAGAAATATGGATGGGGACAAAGCTATAGGTTTAATGTATTCTGCTATGGAAGAAAGAGCAATGCACGAAGCTAAAAAGTTTGGTCAGTTATCTATTAATATAAAAAATAAAAATAGATTTAAAGATAGAATAGATAATCTATATGAAACGACAAAAAATAAACCTAGATACAAAAAAAGATTCTATGATCACAAAGATAGCTTTATTCCAACAGTAGGTAACACTAATATAATGATGAAGGCAGATATATAATGGATTACGATACACTATACAAACATGAAATCTATTTAGGCGATTATAGAATTGATTGGTCTGATCAAAAAATTACAGTAACGTGTGGCTGTGCGCATGCTCCAGATTTAGAAATATTTTCAGATACTCCTACAGTATGTCCGTACTGTAGTAGAAGATATTCTATATTAGAACTAATTAAAATAGAAGTTCCATCCGATTTAGAAGATTATGAAACTCCTAGAGAAGATATATCCGTACAAGAAATTATAAATGAGGATAGAAGAAGGAGAGATATATAATGGGTTTTATGCTTGATCAACTTAGAAAAAAGTTAAAGAAAAAACAAGAAGCTAATAATGCTGCAAAAGCATTTAAAAGAATTCCTAGAAAAGATATTACATTTTTACCGTCAGACTCAAGTGCTGCTCAGATTACGGAGTTTGTAAATAATAGAACTGTGCAGTTAATTACTTCTGTAGGAGGAGAAGATAGATTCGTAGAAGGAGATTTTTCTGTAGATTACATTGATAGAACTAGTGAAAAAGATTATAAAAGAGAAGAAACACATACTTTAGAAGCCAATATAGCAAAGCAAAATACCGGAGGATGGGGCAACAATAACGAGGAACGAGATTGGGAAACTAAAAGTGTTGAAATAAATTCAAATATAAAAGAAGGACTAGATATCAATGCTTTACAATTTTATATGATTATTATAGAATTCACAGAACTAAAAGAAATAAATTAATAATATTAACAAAAAACCAAGGAGTTTAAATGAATAGATTAATCTATGTAACAGAAGATATAAGATCTACTAGCGGTGCCTTTCAAAAAGACGATTCTTTAATTAGAAGAATTACCGATGATATAATATACTTAAACCTTATTTCGACAAAGGATCCAATACACGTATTAGTAGATACTGATGGTGGTAATCTAAAAACTGCATTAGCCATATATGATGTACTTTTATCTTCTCAGGCCCCTATTTATACTTATGGTTTATCTGAAGTAAGCTCTGCAGGTGTTTTAATTTTTATAGCAGGAAAGAAAAGATTTGCTTTTAAGCATACTCAGTTTATGACTCATGAAAGCTCCTTAGCAGTATCAGGTAGTAAAAAAGATTTTGAATCTACTTCAGCACAATGCTTAGAACAAAATGCTCAAGTTGAAAAACTATTTAAAGAAAAGATAAAAATGGGTGCAAGAAACTTTAAAAAATTACATACTGTTAGTACGTTTATGTGGGCTGAAGAAGCTAAAAAATATAAAATAGTAACAGAGATTATGAAACAAATACCAGACTGTTTGATAGCTGGATCAATTGAGTTTGCAATGGAACCTGTAGCACTTGAGATGAAAAGTGATAAATAAATATATTATATATACTATTATTGTATTTTTTATTAGTAATATACTTATATGGTACCAAGTTAATAGTCAGTTAGTATGGGACTGGGCAAAAAGCAGTAAGTCTATGTGGTTTATGGCTCTTATGGGGGTACCTATAAGTCTCCTATTTTGGTTTGGTACCAAATGGGGTTATCAGGGTTTTGGTAACTTATGGGCTGTTAGGTTTATGGGCTTTGCAACTTCAATGCTTGTATTTCCTATAATGACTTACTTATATTTAGGGGAAGCTGTAACACTAAAAACTGCAATTACAATAGGATTAGCTGTCGTAATAATGATACTGCAATTTATTTAAGGAGCACATGATGCAAAAAGTAGAATCTATAGAAGAATTACCACATCCAGTTAGGGCAATGGCTAGAAACTTTTTAGAAAGTGACATTAATGAGCCAGAGATATATGAGGTGGTAGTAGACGAGTATGATGTTTTAGCAAGTAATCAAGACGTAGTTACTCAACTACTATATTGGAGAACAGAAAAAAAGTTTTACGCTGTATTAGCGGGGGATGCTGAACGAAAGATAGTATCTGATATAATTTATCATGACCCATTTAAAGTTAAAAGATCAATACTAGCATTTTATGAAGTGGATTCAGCGGCTATAAAACTCTGGCAAAGTAAGTATAAAAAGAAATCACTAAATGAAGACATACTGGAGTTTAATGAAGAAAGTTAAAGATATTAATTTAAATGCTTATAAGCCTTTTCGAAAAAAAATCTGTAAGTTAATAGATAAAGACTTACTCTCTGAAAAAACTTTAAAACAGAAGGAAATGAATATTTTTGTTAAATTATATCGCAGTAATGGACGCAATTGCACGTATCTGTTAGCTTTATGCAAAGCTATACATAAAACTAATCCTAAACTTTATGAAAGATTAGGGCAATTAAAAGGGTAATATGGGGAAAGAATCTGACATAACTAATAGGAACAACTATATTCCAGAAAAGCTTAGTCAAGCTCTTTCTAAGATAGAGCCTGATGAAAAGGTAAGATTATCAACTCTTCCAGCTGTTCCGGAGATAAGTAAAATATTATCTGCTTATCCCGATAAGATGAGAGATAAACTTGAGTTGTCCAGAGAACAAGTAGAGACATTAATTAAGAATGCTCAGATATCTACTTTTGGAGTAAACAACACTCTGCCAATGGTTTGTCAAAATGATGAGTGTCCTTTTTCTTCTATTTGTTCTTTTTATAAAATGGGTATTGCTCCGAAAGGAGAAAGATGTCCCGAAGAAATATTATATTTAGATGCAATGGTTCCTCAGTTAATAACTGATATGGGTGTTGACTTGGAAAATTATTTAGAAATAAATATGGTACAAGAATATGCAGCTACGTTACTAGACGAAAGAAGAGCTAGAAATATGATAGCAATGGAAGGCGATGTGAAAGAAGTTGCTACTTCAGTTGTACAAGCTACAGGAACTGTTCTATATCAGGAGCAAATTACTCCATATGTAGATATTAAAGAAAAAGCATCTAAAAGATTAAGCTTAATTAGAAAAGAATTATTAGCTACAAGAGAGCAAAGAGCTAAATATAAACTATCAGATGATAGTGATCCATCGACAAGAGCGGCTGAAATGAGAGAAAAATTTGAGATTTTAAAAAGCAGAGAAGATGAAAAAAGAAATAATCAAAAAAAGAATTTAGATCAAGCGTTTCAAGAAGATGTTAAAATATTAGGTAACGGAGAAAACAATGGCGATTAAACAAGTAGCACAAGGTGTAGGAAGCGTATTTCGTACAATGTGGCAAAACAAGGGAGTAACTCTGGGAATTACTGGAATTGGAGCTGCTGCTACTTTGCATGGGGCTCAGCAATTTACAAAAACAGGTTTAAACATACCAATGGGTCCTGATCAGACTAATCCCTTTAATCCACAAAATTTTAAGAATGCTTCTTTTACTGAAAGACAGTCTGCAGTCGCCTCTTTAGGTATGTTTAATCATATGGCAGGAGGAGGGAGTGCTTTCTCTGCAGGTATGGGAGCTATGAAAGGGATGGCTGATTACAATGTGGCTAGAGCAAAGGATATATATGCTACATCAGGACTACCTGGACAAGCAACTACAGAAGCTGGAGCTGCTGCTAGATGGGGAATGAAAGCAGGAGCAATAGCAGGAGGAATAGCAGGATTAGCAGTTGGAGGTCTAACAGGTATGGGTGCAGTAAGAGGTATGTTAAGTTTTGCAGGTCTGGGTGCAGTAACTGGGGGCTATAACGCTAGAAAGGTTTCTTTACAGGTTATGGAATCATTTAATCAAGCTAAAAAAAGTTCTTTAAATAGAAATAGAATGTCTAATAGGGCTAGAACAGGTGGTACTGGTTTTAGAAGCTGGACTAAAGGTTCTAGAATGGGAAGACCTGGCCATTTAGGGATGGATGGAACAGTCCCTTTTTCAATGCACAAAGCTCGACATAGGAGTACTATTTAATGCCAGCAGGAGTTGGATACGGAGCAAACACCTTTCAAGCTACATTTGGTGCCAGTGCAATAGCTAGTTCACTATATGGTGGAGCTAACTGGGGTACCGGACAAGCTACAGGTGTAAACCCTTTAACTGGAATTACACCTTTTCCTTGGGAGGGTGCATTATTGGCTTCCTTTATAGGTAATCCATTTAGAGCAGCAGGAAATATAATCTCTGGAATTAGAGGTGGACATATGAAGCCGCCTGCCGTAAAACCAACCTGGGCTAATACAGATTTTGGATTTGGTAGAGCTTTCGATGGTTGGATGGGAGGTAGAAGTGGTCCAGGTTATCATGGAAGAAGTACATATCATGGACCACTAGGTTGGAAAACTCTATTGTTAGGAGTAGATAGCGGAGGTATCTGGGCAAAAATGTCTATAGGTAATGTTGGTCTATCCGCGGTAGAATTAGCTGCAAATGCATTTGGAGGTATAACAGGTATAGATTCTCCTCTAGTTAACAAATTAGCAAACGCAAGAAAACTTGGAATTGCAGGTATGGCTAATATAGGAGATGGGAAAAATATAGGAATGAGAGGCCACGGTATGAACAATACATGGCTTTATGAAATAGCAGGCGTTGATCCTGAAAATATTGGAGTTACTTCAGCAAGAAAGGCAGGAATCAGAGGTGGAGGATTTAAAAAAGCTCCAATGGTAACTAGATCAGCCGCAAGAAAAGGTATTGAATTAGTTGGCCAATCGGTAGGAGCTAGAGCTTTTCAAGTAGCATCCGGTACATTCTCTTTATACGCATGGTACGCAACTTTTAGAGATATTAGTTCTTTTGCAGGAACTATAGCTGCAGAAGGAGTTGGATCAGCAGCTAGAGCTTTATTTGATTATACAGCAGAACTAAGAAAACATGAATTTGGACATGGCAGACTGCCTGGAGCAATGTCTTCATCAGCGGCTGCAACAGAAAGACAACGAGCTATAAGAGCTAGTTATAATAATAAAATTAACCCAAGTGGTAGAATGTATGGCAATGAAGCTATGTATCACCACTCAAGATAAGGAGTATAATGGTAGTAGTTAAACCGAAGTATAAAGACGAGCCTTTTGAGCAAATGCTACGAAGATTTAAAAAGAAAGTAGATGCTTCAGGAGTCATTAAAGAGATTTACTATAGAAAATATTATAGAAAACCAAGCCTCGCTAAGAAGGAAGGTAAACCATCTCAATGGCCTCGAAAAAAATAATAATAGGATCTAATCAGTTACTAATAACAGATAGTGGAGAAATAATAAAAGCAAAAAAATTATTAGACCGCTTCTATAATCTTATTCAATGGGATAAGAGTTATTCTTCAGTTAAGATTAAAAACTGCAATAAGAAAACAAGTAAATTATATAAAATAGGAGGAGCGCAAGGTAGGACTTTAACTTGTGGAGATAATATAAGTTTGCCTGACATAAACGGAGCTTCAGTAACTATTTCTTCTTTTTTAAATAATATGTATCAAACTAATGTTCTAAGATACTATCCACTTTTTGGTAATAAAAATCTAAGTGATACAGATATAGACCTACTTGCAGCTTCCCTAAGTAATATCCAAAACAAAAGACCTAATGCATATTTAAATCAACCAATTCCTTTATATTTGTCTAAATTAGATAAAATAAGTTTATCGAAAATAATAAAAAGAATGTTTCTAAAGGGATATATTAAGCATTTAGATCAGACTAGCAAAGACTTATTAATAATACTATTGGGTAGATTAGGAATTTATTTTGATGCTCAAGCAAAACAAAGCTCGGATAATATAACTGGTAGTATTAAATTATGTGAGTCTAAACTAGGTGTAAACTTACAAAAAACTAAAAAAGAAAATGTTCGTTTGCTAAACATAGTAGAAGAAGAAGGTATAGAAATAACTTTTGAAAATAATGTAAAACCAGTACTAGGTAGTTTTTTATGTCAAATAAATTAACAGATCAAGAATTATTAGAAGCTCAGATACTGGCAGATCCAGTATATTTTGCTGAAATGTATTTAAAGTCTCCTTCAAATCCTAAGGAAGATCTTGTTTTGCGTTCATACCAGAAAGAAATTCTAAGAGATAGAACTCAAAAAAGAGTTTTAAGAATGGGGCGTCGTACTGGAAAAACTGTTACACTAGCAATAGAAGCTATATGGAAAGCCTATACACATACTAATAGAGAAGTATTACTAGTTGCAGGTTATGACTCACAGGTGCAAACTATTTTTAATTTAATTTTTAGAATGGCACGAGATGCTGATTTTATTGCAAGTTCTATAGAAAGAACTAGGATGAGGCCTTACGAAATATGGTTTAAAAATGGTTCAGTTATAATGGGATATGTTGGTAATAATGCTGTTCGTGGTAAATGTTTTCCACCTACTACAAATGTAGTGATGTGGGATCGAACATTAAAAACTATAAAAGATTTAAAAATTGATGATGAAGTATTGTCTATAGACACTGAGTCCAAAAATGGAGATGCAGTAAAAGGGATTGTTAGTGCAATTCATGACAATGGAGTTAAAGATATTTATAGTATAGAAACTACTAGTGAAAGAGTAATACATGCTACAGAAAATCATAAATTTATGTTATTATATAGAGGGTGGACAGAAGTTAAAGACATGAATACCCAAGAGAAACAAGAAAACTTAGCAGATTTTGTATCAATTATACATCCAGATGGGAAAGCATATTGGTCTAGAATAAAAACTATTAAAAAAATAGGAAAGTCACAGACTTACGATGTTACGATAGATAAATATCATGACTTAGTTGTGTTTAATGAATTTGAAGGATCCGCGAAGGGAGTTGCGGTAGGAGTTAATGTTACTTCAGGGCAAAAGGTTACTGGAGGGCATACCGGAGGGTTTTTAGCACATAATTCTGCAAATGATTTATATATTGATGAGGTAGACTCTATTCCTTTTAACTCTTTAATTGAAGCAGTTATACCGATTGAAACTACGTATAAAGATACTACTTTAACGGTATCAGGAACTCCGACAGGTAGAAGAGAATACTTTTATCAGGTATCTACTAATAAGGAAGAACTAGGGTTTGGAGAGCACCACTTTCCTTCCATGGTTAGTCCAGAGTGGTCAGATCAAAGAGAAAAAGAATTAAAAGTTATTACTCCTGTTTCTCAGTTTGAACATGAGTATCTTGCAGAGTTTGGTAGTGCTGCTGATGGAGTATTTAAAAACCACCATATTGATAAAAATTTATATGTATATAATTATAACGATTTAAAATATAATCCAAAAAATAAATATATACTTGGAGTAGACTGGAATGAATCACAGTATGGAGTACAGGCTGTTATTTTAGAATATATGGTAGAAGCTGAAGAACTTATTCCATACAATGATGGAGAATGGAAATCTCCTACTGGTGAAATTATTAATCCAGTTACAGCCCAACATAAGCTTAGAGTATTCTATGCAGATAATATAGATGGGGCAGAATTTACAAATGTTGGAGCAGTTGAATTTATATTAAAGCTTATGAAAAAATTTCATTTTACAAAATTAGTTTTTGATAGAGGACACGGAGAAGCTAATTATGAGATGTTGCGTGTTGCAATAAAGAATCAACAAGGCCCTTTAGGCACAGACTGCCAAGGATTATCAGAATATATTCAAGGGGATAAAATGATATCTTTAGATATGGGAGGAAATTCAGAAGTAATTGATCCTGTTTCTGGCACCACTACTAAAGCTCTTACTAAAAATGTAATGGTTAAAAACGCTCAATTAATGAATGAGGAAGGTCGTTATGTTATTCCTGCTGTAGACAAAAAGGGAAAAACAGTGGAAAATGACGAACTTAATTTAGTAGGACAAATGCGTGGGTATGTTGTAGCAAGATATGGAAAGACTGGAGAAATATATGAGTCTACTGTAAGAGATGAACTTGACCACAGATTAGATGCATTTATGTTAGCAACGCATGGTTACACGCTATTAAATAATGAATTTTATAGATGGGATTCGGATCTTGTAGCAGAACAGTCTGAAAGTCTTATTACGACTAATGTTCAACCAGGATGGAGATCTAACTTAAAAGATCAAAAAATGCCTTCAGTTGAAAAGGGGAATGGCATAACTATATATAGACACGGTAATTATGGAAATCCAGGAGAACCGGAAGAGTATGTAAGAGACAAAGATGGAAACTTAAAAAAGTACGGAGATAAGCAAAAAGCTTCAAGTACTAGGTTTAAGCATACTGAAAGAACTTTAATTAAAAAACCTAAAAGAAGATTTTAATGTCAAATAATGCAGATTTATATAAGTCACTAGAAGAAATAGCTACAGCCGCTGGACAAGCAGAGCTAGATAGGCAATTAGACTATTTAAACCAAGGTCTAGATGATATTAGACGTCAGCAAGAGAGAGAAAGAAAAAATCTACCTTTAGAATTTTGTGAGGGTGCTAATGGCGAAATTCTAACACAATTTACTAATAAAGATTCTTGTGCACAAGGAGGCGGACTCTGGACTGACAGAAGAAATGTAAGAGAAAAATTAAAGGATAAATGGGAAAAGTCAAGAGATGCGCTGCCTAATTATTTAGATAGGGCAACTGACAAAATGAAAAAAGCCGCAGCTAGTGTAGTTGAAAGTAGTAATCCTAGAAATAAAACGGCAAGAAAAACAGGTTATATAAATATAGACTACGGTTCATTTAGAGAAGCGTGCGTAAATGGGGATGAATCTATAGTTTTTAAAAATTATTCGCCATCTTTAAATATTTTAAGGTTGCCTAATAAATTATGGGGAGGTAAACGTTACACTAGAAGTCTTGAATCGGTAACTTATACCGAAGATGCTAATATGTTTTTGGGCCCTACAAAGGTCAGCATACAGCGAGCTATTACTTCTGATATGCCTAATCCTGATAATCCTAAAGATCAGATTGCTGCATTTACTATGGCTATTAAAAAAATGACCTGGGAAAATACTGATCCCAATGATAAATCTGTAGGCGATTTAACTGTAGAATTTTATACAATGCCTGGAAGTCAATCTGTTTTTCCTAATAATGATTTTAGTGCCTATATTCCTTTAGAATTAACTAATTCATCTTTTGATGATCAGACTATTCAGTTTGGCAGATATGTTTTTACGGGAGCTGCTTCTGTTGATTTTATGAGTTCTTTTCATCAAGCATGGAGATTTGACACTGTAAATAGACTTCAAGCTGATGGAATTAATTTAACCGCAAAAATTATAGATGTTGCTAATGAAGAAATATTATCTAGAGAATTTTTCTGCTGTATATTTTTTGAAATCATAGCTGCTAGTCCTGAACTAAAAGAAGTACTAGGAGAAGATCCGGGACTAGATCCAACTGATCTTGGAAAACTAAAAATTAAAGCTATTGAAAAGAAAATTAAGAAAATTAAAAAAGATGAAGAGTGGGATAGTGATCCAAATAAAGTTGCAAAAGTAAATAGCTATGAACAAAAAATAGCTTACTACGAAGAGCACGGCTATAGTGTTGAAGATTTTTTAAATCAACAAAAAGAATGGATGCTAAAATTAAAAAATATTCTTGAAATTATAGCAGGATTATTGACAGGACAAGGATTTCAATTTGGATTCCCTGCGTTTGCGTTTAATATTCTTGAGATACTAATAAATAGTGTTTATGCTGTACTAATGATTGTCTTAGAAGAAATACAAGCACATGTTCTTCAAGAATGTTATGCATGGGTAGCAGAACAAAGAAAAGAAAAAGAAGAAAGAGTAGAAGAAATTCTGGAGCATGAAGGTGTTTGTGTAGATGGAGAGCAATACACTAGCAGAACAACATGCCAAGAAGCAGGATTTATATGGGAGCCGGGGGCTACGTGGGAAACAGCAGCAATAAATTGTTTACCTTGGGAACAGATATTAATAGTAGTAATAGATTCTTTATTTGGAAATGATGGTTTGTTTAAGCATGTAAAGGGTTTTATAGAAAGAGTAAAAAATGATATGCTATTAAAAACTCAACAGTTAGAGTCTGATTCCTATGATATAAATGAACAATTAGAAAATAGTAAATACTTAAAATATATATTACAAGCACTTGACATACTAGATTGGTTATTAGATTTAAATGTTGATGCGCTACAATTATGTAACATGTATAATAGAAATTTATCGATGTTAGGCCCTGATCACTACCAACAAGCAGTAGAAGATTCTTTAACAGGATCTCCAAATATGGGAGGACAGACACTTAATACGGGAGTAGATCAAGATGATCTAATAGGTAATCCAAATATTTTACAAGGAAATGTTCCTGGAGCTGGTGGAAATCTTTCAGCAGGCGGTAGAGTGCCTTCTGACTACCAATCGTCCTCAAAGATTGACATAACTGGTAATATAGTCAACCCATTAGGTTTGCTTTTGTATCAAAATAATGATGATATTAAAAAGTTTTTTACTCAATATATGGGGCTTACTCCTGCAGAAGCAGAAGAAGCAGTGACTGGAGAAAAAAGGGGACAATGTATGAAAAAATTATCTGAGAGTGAAGCCCAACAATTAAAACAAATTCTTAATAATACGAGAATGGAGGAATAATGGCACAACAAAGAAGATCTATTTTTAATCCGTTTAGTTGGTTTGGGGCAAATTCTTCAAATTCTCTAGAAGATAAAATAGAAAATATAATAAATAAAAGAAATAATGCAATCACAAAAGAGAATGGTACTAATTTTGTAAAGGATGCTAAGTCTTTCAGTGTAGCTAATATTTTAAAAACTTTAAAATCTAAAGTATTGTCCGCAATTGATGGAGGAATGAGGGGTACTTTTATAAAACCAGAGTGGGATTTTAAAAAAATACATTTAGCTTTTAGTAATGAGTCTATATTTAGAAGGGCAGTTGAAAAATATGTAGAACAAATAAGAAAGCATGAATGGGAATTTGTAGGAAATAATCCCAATACAGTTAAATATATAAGAAAAAGATTTGATCAAATGGCTACTGTTACAAACAAACCTACATCGGAATTGTTTGATGAGATAGCATTTAATTTGGTCTTGTACAGTAATGCTTTAGTAGTTAAACAAAGAAATAGAAAAGCTTCTGGCGGTAAAGAAAGAAAAACATTTGATGGATATAAACGAGTACCAGTAGCTGGTTATTTCTGCGTTGATCCATCTACTGTAGAAGTTGATAGAGATGAATATGGTAACGTTAGAAAATGGAAGCAATTAAGAGAAGACACAAGTATACAGAGATTTTTTAGTAAAGAATTAAATAATGATACTGAGGTAGAATGGCCTGCATATAATATGATTCATATTAAAGATAAAGGCGCTTCTCCTTCTAACTACTTTTTTGCAATGCCTATGTCCGTTCCTGTTATAGCGGATATGCAGGCTTTAAGAGAGTTAGAAGAATTACTACTATTAGAATCAATTAAAGTAGCTGTGCCAAAACTACATGCAAAGGTAGGAAGTAAGGAACAACCTGGTACACAGGAACAAGTTGATGATCTTGCTGCTACTATTAGAAATTTAACTGGCGATGGAGTAATGATAACTACCGAACGAGTTACTATAGAAGATGTAGCAAAAGCTACAAGTGCTAATAATATATTGACTGCTGCTTTGACTTATTTTAGAGCAAGAGTACTTGCTGGTCTAGGCATGTCGGATATAGCTATGGGTCAAGGAGATACTGCAAATAGAGCAACAGCTCAAGTTATGAACTCTGAGATACAAAGTACTTCAGCTAAATTTCAAAGAATATTAAAAAAAGCTATTGAGTTTCATATAATTAGAGAATTATTATATGAGTCAGGTTATACTGAGTGGACTTTAGATGATGAAAGTATGGTTACATTATCTATACCAGAAGTAGCTTTACAAGAAAAAATTACAAGAGAAGCGCATCATTTAAACTTATATTTATCTAATGGTATTACTCACTCAGAATTAAGGAAGGAATTAGGTAAAGACTTATTAGAAGCAGTGCAGGAAGAGGATATGTATTTAAATAGAGTATCTATTCCTTTAGCCGAGGCTGGTAGTGTTTCAGACACTCCACAACAGAATGCTTCTAATAATACAAGCAGGCCTTCTAATCAGCATGGAACTCAGCTGGCTAGGCCTAAAGTTTCAAAAGATTCTTATCACAAATTATGGAATAGTTGCCTAAATGTCAGGACGAGAAAGAAATTGTTAGACACTCTGACAAAGTCTGACTTAGACCCGTATGACATAACTATACTGCAGGTAATGATATCTAACTATTTGAATACCTACAACTTAAAAGACACAGTGAGGTTTGTCTTTACAGCTTTAGAGGATAAACTTACTTAAGTGGGAGTATCAATGGATAAAAAAGATTACAGTGAATTTAGATGTCCATCTTGCGGTTCTTTATTATGCAAGTATGTGGATCAAGAAACACCATATGCTGTAGAAATAAAATGCCAAAAAAGAGGATGTGGTACAGTAGCTATTAGAGCAAATGTTGTACCAACGAAGCTAGTTGAATTAAGGTGCGATCATGTTGATGAAAAAAAATCAGAAAAATGGGGAGCACCAACTATCTGTAATAAATTATTAGCAAAAATTATACCAGGAACAGATATTGAAATTAAATGCCCTAGATGCAAAAAGATAACTTATAGTTTAGATCAATTTCCAGAGTTATTATCGGAGGATACTTATGAGTAAATTATTAGGCTCATTTTCAGATGAGCAAGTTAGTAATGCCGCTGACAACCATTTGGTTGTAAATAAAACAGGCAACGAAAAACCAGAATCTTTAGTTATAACTATAGATGCTACCCATGCCGGGTACAAAAACAAAAATTTCTTTTACTATGATCCACAGTCTATGAAGTACGCAGTACAGCAAGACACGTGGACAAAACCTTTTCCCAAACCATTACTTAAGAATCATGATCTTGAATCGGAGCCTTTAGGCAGAGTTCAAGCAGCAAGATATATCGATACAATGGATGGGAAAGGGTATACTCAACTAGATGTTAAAGTAACAGATAGTGAGGCTATTGATAAAATTTTAGACGGTAGATATTTAACCGTGTCAACTCACGGCGCTCCAATGAAGGACGCCGATTTAAAGCACAATTTTGTGCAATGTTCCATATGTGGAACTAACTTAAACCAAGATGAATGGTGTGGCCACAGTAGAGGTCAAATGTATGAAGATGAAGATACCGGCAGAGAGATGGTATGCTTCTGGAAAGTAGGAGCTATGGATTATAAAGAAGTGTCTATAGTAAATAATCCTGCTGATAATGATGGAACTACTGCGGCACAAATTACGGCTGTTTCAATGATCGATGGAGAAAATCCGGCGATGGGAACAGACGAAGAAAATAAAAATTCAAATTTTTTAATTTTTAAAGATTCAGATGTAGAATATGCAGATGAATCTTTTTTAAATTTAGAAGATCAACAATCAGTTGTTGCGAATATGGCTTTATGGGATTCTGTTGGTCAAGATGCTGAAAAGTATGTTGCTAACAAAGGACTTATTCTTAGTGCTAACAAGCCTTTTAAAGGTGATGCACTAAATGGCGATGCAGATGGTGATTTAGATGATGCAGCTAAAGCTGGTTATCCACCTAACTGTAACCCTGGCTATAAAGTAGGGACTGTAGATGGTAAGGAGAAATGTGTACCAAGTGATAGCAAAGCTAAATCTAAAGGTAAAAGCAAAACTGCTTCCAAAAAATCTTATGATGCTGAGACATTATTAGAAGATATTCTAAATTTAAATACATCAGAAACTGATGCGAATACTAAATCTGTAGAGAAAAAGTCTAATTCGTCAGAGGACTCTGAAGACACTACTGCCATTACCGATCAAGAATATGATCACGATTTAACAATCTCTGATGATTCAATGACAGAGTTGTTAGAAAAAGGTGAATCATATATAGAGGTAAGCGATGGTTCTCAAAAAATGACTATATGGGTCAAGTATAATGGAACTAAGTTTTCCGCTGATTCGGAAGAGCAGCTTCAAGCATTAAAGAGGATGTTTGAATTAGTATAGATTGACATAACTACAGACAAATAGGAACGTATAATATGAAACTAAATGAAAACACAATCAAAACACTAGAAGCTAAATTAGCTGAATCTAGTGATGAACAAATTGAAAGAATAAAACTTTTAATTGAAAATAATAGTGAAGTTTCTGACGATGTAAAAGAAGCATTACTTAAAGTTATATCAGATTTTGTGGCAGGTAAAGAAGAAGCCGCTAAAGAAGCTGAGGAATCTACAGAAGAGGTTGAAGAAAATTCAACTGAAGATTCAGCTCCAGCTGACTTAGTCAGAGCTTTGGAAACTCCTGGCATGAAGGAGTACTTAGACTCTGTAACTAAAGAAGCTCACGCTCTTGGGTATGCAGAAGCAAGTGCTTTATCTTCAGTAGAGAAAGTTGAAGATCCTGCAGTAAAAAAAGATGCAGAAGTATCTACAGAAGATAGCGAAAATGATAATACTCCCAACGAGGATGTAAAAAAAGTATTAATCGACTCAATAATACAGTCAGCTACTGCTCTACGTAAACCTGAAATAGACTTAGAAAAAGTTTCGGAGTCTCAGGATAAATACAGAGAAGAGTTGGAAAGCAAAGACCATGAAGATCTTAAAGCCATATATAGCGATTTAGCTAAGTCTATGGTTGATTCTTTTGTTAATGCTCCAACGGAGAGTCTCCCTCAAGAAGCTATTTCAGAGGATGCTCCAGAAGGTTTGGAGGACAAGGAGAATGATGCTGACAAGAGCGATGCATACAGAATACTAAAAGGTTATTTTAACTCTACAAATGATAACAAAGGAGATAAATAAAAATGGCTAAGATTAATTTTACAGCAGGCGGTGTATCAAGAAAACTAAAAGCAACTCCTGCTAAATATAGACAGTCTCCCGGTAGACCTAACATTTCACAATCAGACGGGGTAAGACCTGCATTTCCATTAATGCCTTGGAAAGGTATGAATGGTGCTGGTTATGAAGATGTATCTACTGGAGATCAAGTTGTAATACCAAAAGGCCGAATTGTTTCTGCTATCACTGCAAACGGTGGTGCGGATGTAATAGGCGATGGTTCTACTTATTATGGTGTAGGCAAAGGCGTTATGGGATTAATAGTTCCAGCTAACGGTGGAGCTACAAGAGACGTTTCAGCAGAGTATAATGAAGCTGGTTGCTTAGCAGCTGGTTTAGTATGGGACGGTTCAGACTGTGCTACACTTACTCTAGATGCTAACGCACCTATCGGTGTTGTTGAACACGACGTTTTCATGGACGAAGCTGATGGCGCATTAAACTACCAAAGTAGAAACAAAAACTGGGGAGTTCTTTCTCACCAGTTAATTAAAGTTCCTTACGTAGATGCAACAGCATGGAATGGTAAAAATGGATTAACAGACGACGCTGTCGATGATCCTGATTCAATGGGTACTGTAGGTGCAGTTTATAAAGCACTTGAGAAAAAATACTCATTCATGGTAAGCTCAGGTAAATCTGGTAAAGGTTTAGCTGGCGCTTTAATTGCTGCTGACAACTATGGAAACTATAAAGAAGTAACAACTGTAACAGCACAAAATGTAGGTAAACTAATGGGTGTTGATTATAGATTCAATAAGGACTTACTAGACACAGTTCAATCTAAGTGGGAAGACGACGCAGGATATAGAACAGCAGGTACAGGTACTAAAGGTATACCTCAGTTCTTATATGATTTCGTTTACGATGCATTAGTAGCAGATTCTGGTTATACTGTTGACGCAGCTACTGTAGGTAACGATATATACACAATGTGTGTAACTGACAAGATCTTTGGTGAAGCTTGGATTTTAATTAACGTATAAACTAATAGGAGAAAAGTAAAATGGCAAAGATTAATTTTACAAATAATGCAGGCCCTAGTACTACTAGGAAAATGCAATCGACTCCTGCTAAATACAGAGAGTCAAAAGGTAGACCTAATATTAGTCAATCTGATGGTATTAGACCTGCTTTTCCATTAATGCCGTTCGCTCACTTACCTGTTAGTTTTACAGATGTTACTACTACAGATGCTGTAGTAATACCTAAAGGTAGAATTGTATCTGCTATCACATCTAATGGCGGCGTTGACGCTGGCGGTGATATGGATGGATCTGTCTACTATGGTGTAGGTAAAGGCATAATGGGATTAATGGTTCCAGCTAATGGTGGTGCTGCGAGAGACGTAACTTCACCAGTTGATGCTGCAACTAAAGAGATTGCTGCTAACTCGCCTATAGGTATTGTAGAGCATGATGTCTATCAAGATATCAATGGTGACAACTTGAACTATGATATGAGAAATAAGAACTGGGGAGTTCTTTCACAACAGTTAATCAAAATACCTGCAGTAGACACTTATGAATTTGATAAATTCACAGGTGAAGTATCTGGTTTCGTACCGGTTACTGCTACAGGTACTGAAGGCACACAAGAAAATGTAGCAGGTTCAGTTGCGGCTGAAACTGTAGCATTTAATGCTGCTGCTGGATCAACTGCAGCATTCACTCCTGCAACTGGTTATTTAGCAGGTAGTTTTGATATCGTTTCTATAACAGTAGATGGTTTCATTCAAGACGCTACAGTAATTGCAAATTCTACAATGAATGATACCGGTGATATTGATATCGTTGGTGCTGAAGGTTGTTCAGACGCTGCTGGTACAACAGAAGCTATCTGTACAGACGCAGATGGTATAAATGGTACTTGGGCTGCTTTAACAGGCAATCCTGTTAACAGAACTGTTTCAGCTACATACACATATGACTTAGATAACGTAGGAACTGCGGCACCAACTGCGGCTCTAACTGGTTCTATGGGTTATACTGAATGTGAAAAGAAATTCTCATTTTTAACTTATAATAGTGAGGCTGGTGAAGGATTGGCAGGAATGCCAGTTGCACCAGATTTTTACGGCAATTTCAAAGAAGGCGCGGCTACTAAAGACGCTCAGACTGTAGGACTTCTAATGGGTATTGATTACCGTTTCGGTAAAGACATGTTAGATACAGTTCAGTCTAAGTGGGAAGACGATGCTGAATTTGCTACTGCTGGAACAAGAACAAAAGGTATACCTCAGTTCTTGTATGATTTCGCTTACGCAGCTTTAAACGGCTACGTAATGAAAAAAACCAGTACCTGGGATGCTGTATGGCCAGGTAAGGATGCTGCTGTTGTAATCAAAGATGCTGTAGATGCTGGCGTTTTTGGTGAGGCATGGATCCAAGTAAACATCTAAAAAAAACAATAGGACTACAAGTCCAAATGTGGTAAATTACCACAGTTATTTTAATAATGAAAGTAAAGTTATTATTAAAAGGAGAACTCCTTTAATGAGAGTCTGCTTTAGAAATGCTTTATTAATTATGGAGAACATCATAAAATGAAAATAAGTAAGCTAACATCAAAGCAGGCTCATGCTCAAAAACTTATTTATGATATCTTTACGAATAATGGTGTTGTAGGTGTAGAAACCGAAGATAGAGATAAGTTAAGTCTGCAATTCGACTTTAATGACGTTTTCAAGATCGACTCGGTCATGAAATCTGAAGGTTTAGACGAATTTAAAGACGTCTTCTTTACAGAAGACTTAACTCGTTTCATTGGTACTACAGTTACATCTATCGTTCAAGAAGCTGTCGAGCCAGAACTTCTAGTTGTTCCTAATCTTTTTAAGTCTATTGCTTATGAAGGTCCAGGAAGAACTGTGGAGATTGGCGGAGTAGGTGCACTGCATGCTGCGGAAGTTCCTGAAGGTCAGGAATATCCAGAGGCAGATTTCTCATATGGTGATGGATACATCATCCAATTGGGAATCGCAAAACATGGACTAAAATTACGAATTACTCAAGAAGTTATCGATGATAACCTTTTCGATGTATTCGGAATGTGGTTACAAATGGCAGGTCGCGCACTCGCTAGACACAAAGAAGAATATGGTATTATGCTTCTGAACGACATGGGTATCACAGTTGCTGATAACGCACAAGCTAACGATGACACAGAACTTGGACATATGTCTGGTCGTGACATCGCAGGTGCTTTTAACGGTACAATGACTGCTAATGATATCTTTGACATGTGGGTATATGGTTACCTACGTGGATTCAACTACGATACCTTATTGATGAATCCTCTTGCATGGAAAGTCTTTATGAATGACGACAAAGCAAGAGAGATATTCTTCTCTAACGGAGTTATAGCTTCAAATAGACAACCTGATGGTTCAGGTGCAAGTACATTTGGTGCTGGTTTCGGTGGTTTAGGTTATAAATCAGATCCTTACGGTAATGATTATAATAATCTAGGTACTGGATTAGCTGGTCCAAATCCTTTCACACAAAATCTGAATCCTTTAGGTGCGTCTTTTAACATTGCTCCTAAGTATTTACCTTCACCATTAAAGATCATCGTTTCACCTCACGTAGGTTACGGATCATCAACAGTTGGCGGAAAAGCTGTAAAAGTTACCGACATCATGATGGCTGATTCACAAAACGCTGGTTTATTGATGACTAAAGAAGGTATTTCAATGGACGAATGGGCTGACCCAGAAAGAGACATCAGATCGATGAAGATAAAAGAGCGTTGGGGTATGGCACTTCTTGCTCAAGGTAAAGGTGTTGCTGTTGCGAAAAACGTTGTTATCGCTGATAACTACCAATTCGAAAATAGTAATACTGCTAATCTTGCTGCAAAAGTAGTTGATGCACCTGCTATCTCTGGATCGTAAGAACCAGTAATAGTATAACGCATACTAATTAATTTAAGTGGGGGACTTTGTTCCCCCACTAGATTAATTTAAAATAATAAATAAGGAGTATAGCATGGCCGAACTAAGTAGTAAAGCTAAGTATATTAGATTAGCTCCAGGAAACGCCTTTTGGCGTACAGATGATAGTGATTTTATGTTAACAGGTATTGGTGACAAAGCTAAACCTTTTGCTGAAACTTCTAGTATTCCTAAGGATATTATTCCTAAGGTAAACCAGGCAGTTAAAGCAGGAACTTTAGAGTTTGTTAAAAAAGATCCTGAAACATATGCCACTGCAAAGTCAGAGAGCAATCCTATAGTAACTGGTATAAATAAATCTAACTTAAAGTGGAGTGATGAAGGTAGAGAAAAAAGTGGTAAAGCTTTAAAGACACCATCTTTTTCTGCTTATAACTTGACTGTAGATACAGAGGATCCTGTTTATAAAAGTGCTTTTAAAATTATGTCACTACCTGCTTCTAAAGCAGTTATTGATGAAATGACAAAAGTATTAACACAGGTGACTGACAAGGCGGAACGTAAAAAACTTCTTCTTGCATGTGCATCTATAGAAACAAGTGGTAAGAATCCTGCAGCATCTGCAAGAAGTCAGGTTGTAGAATATTTATCAGATGCACTTTTTGATTTAGGTGAAAGAAACGGAATTAGTGGTATCACTGTTACTTCCGAATCTGAAGAAGATGCTATCGTTGGAGAGGTTGTTCCTGTAAAGGTACAACAATCTTAAGTGAGTTTATTAAACCCTAAAGGTAAGGCTCTTAAACGAAAGTTAAAAAAACCTAAGAATAAAGTGGCAAAGCCGAAAGGCAAGAAGAAGGAAACAAATGAATAATGGCATTTAATGTTAAAGAAGCATCATTTTACGACGGGAGTAGTACCCCGAGTAATGCGTTATCTGCAACTGATGTACCTATTGCTTCGCCAATAGATATAACTTTTTCAGAAAACGTTGCATCTTCATCTGTGCTATCATTTTCTGTTACCTTACTTCGAACATTAGAAGATGGAGGAAGTGAAACTCCTGTTGACATTACGTTAACTCAACCACAAACTAATGTAGTTAGGATTGATCCAACAGCGGATCTAATAGAATCTGGCAATTACACTGTCTATGTTCCTCGAAGTACTTATGGTATTAAGTCTGAGGATGGTAAAACTTTACAACAAAGTTTTTCATTTTCATTTAGTACTGTAGCTGGATCAGGCACTGCACCTGCTCCAAGTGAAACTGACATAGATATTGCTGAACAACCAGCTATTCCTGAAGAACTATTCCTTGTAACTAGTACACCGTCGGTGGACGCAGTTATGCAATATGGCTATGGAAGCGTGATAGCTAAATTTGACGGAAGAGTTCCTTCAACAACCACAGTAGAAGTAAGTACAAGACATCCTTTAGGACATAATCTTATACATAGTTCTCTCTGGGTTGCAAACATGTTAGAGCCTATTGTTGTAGGCTCTGAGGTCTATATTTCTAGTAAAATGCTATATGCAGATTTAACCGCAGAACAAATAGAAAATTTAACAGTTGTAGGATCTGATCCTATAACTGATGATAGTATATTAGTTCTGGATAAAACTGCAGATAATGATGGAAACATCACGCTAGATTTTGACCCAAATACGCTTTTTGAAATAACAGTAGATATTCCTGTCAATGAACAAAGTCCAACTGTAGGATTTATGGGTTTGTTATATCCATTTTTTACGACCGTACCTGAGACTAAGCTAGAAGTTGGTCCTTTTATAGAACAGTATAATGATTTTACAATTGCTTTAGCCATATATAGACATAGCATTACTGCTGGTCAATTATGGCAAGGTACTGCAATAGATCCTTATACACCTCCGACTCGCGTTGCTGAGTATGTGATGGCTAGAACTAAAAGAGATATATTATCAACATTCTACACGGATCCAGGTGGTGCTGGTGCTGGGAGTTTAGCTCTTGGAGATTTAAAACTTTCTGGCAAGAACCTGACATCATATCTAAATGATAGTTTAAGCGCACTAGATTTAAAAATTGTAGCTTTGGAAACTATGCTTAAAAAGGGAGACACATCTAAGTCTCCTTTCACTGATCATGGACACCAAAGTCTACCAGTTCAGACATCTGGCGCAGCATTTGGAGAGAATTGGGGTACCGATTTCGGATCAAAGGGATTTAATAGAAACCTAGATAAGAAGACTTAGTCATGGCTAAGATATGGGGAAGATCATCAAAAGGGTCTCCAATAAAGAGAACTTTTGATAAGATTATTGACAATTATGGACATAAGGTTCTGTATAGGCGATATAATGTAGGAGTAGAAAGTAAGTATTATGATTCTGCTACAGGAGATAGCCAAGGTGGACCTAAATGGACATATACGGATGAAGTAATCGAAGTTAGACATGATCCCATGTCTGTTAGAGGAGCGGTAGGAACAACAATACAAGATTCGAAGATGTATACGAAGAGTAATGTTAGACCTAAAAGAGGAGATGTTATAATTGAATTAGATTATGATTCAATTGATGATGAACCTAGCGAATCCGATTTGTACTATGCGCCTCATAGAGAAGCTTTTGAAATTACAGAAGTAGATATCAAAAGAGGATTTAAGGGCAAGACAGAATTTTATTTACTGAGAGTGGTGCCTCACTTGGGAGATTATTAATGGCAAAGAATGATACAGTTGAAATAACCTTATATAACGATGGAGTCAGTGGAGCTTCAATGCCTCTCACTATTAATGGCGAGAGTATAATTGGAAATGCTGGACCTTTAGAGTATATAAGAAAACTTGAAGTAGGATTGCATTCACTAAAACCAAACCTGCAATTTAGTGCTGCATATCCTGAATGGGTAGTTAATAAGGAATCAACCATGCAAGTAGAAAACGGTATTGTTTGGAGCGTTAATAGAATGCTTCCAGTAAATTTGGGAGGTAAACCACTAACTAATCCTGAGGCAGGAACTAGAGAAGTTAAACCCCGTCTAAGAGAAGATATTATGCTAGACGATGGTACTGCTTTAAGAGTTTTAGCTCAGAGATTTACAGTCTTTTATCAGTTTGACATTTTTGCTAAAAATCCAAACGATGCAGAAGAACTAGCAGATTGGTTTCAATTTGCTTTTATGGATCACTTCGGTGGTTTGTTTGGATCTCATTACACTGTGTTTAGGCAAAGATCTAAAGATAAAGACGTAGAGGAATTAAATCAAAACTTCAATGTGAGAAGTATTGAGTATACAGTTGACCTAGAAAGATATACGGCAATTCCTCAAAGCTTAATAGATATCATTACTTTCAAGGTCAATACTGACAAAAATGAAACATAACCATGAGTTATAAATACTTAAATTATTATTAAATAATAAATATGGAGATTAATTCAAATGGCAACCCCAAAAGTAACTAGAACGCTGTTCGACAATAATCTTGATCGAACAACTCCACAGGGGCCTCAGAATAGAAGTGTCGTAATACTCGGTACTGGAACTGATGGTCCTATGTACGAAGCAGTTAAAGTTACCTCAGCAGCAGATGCATCAGATGTATTTGGCGCGCTAGGTGATGGTACACTGGTTCGTGGTATTAAAGAATGTTTTGATGCTCAGGTCGGTTCTCAAGCTGCTCCTAATGTCTGGGGTATGAGAATCGGTGGGAACAAATCGGGTAGATCTTCAATGAGTTTATCAGATAGCAACAGTAACGTTGTACTCAATGTAGAAGCACTATATGATGGAGCTACTTACAACGGTGTATTTCTAAAGAAAGCTTTAGATACACAATCAAATGCTCAAATGATATTCCTTTGGAATCCTAAAACTCAGTTGTTTTCTAAATTTTCACCAGACTTAAATGTGAACGACTTAGCAGCCGCTATTAATTCCGATCCTAACGCAAGTTCAGTTGTATACGCTACTCCTACAGACTTTGAAGATGATTTTGAAGTAGCAATTGATACAGGAACTTCTGAAGGTTCGCATAGTGGTAACGATATCAGAATACAATTAGCAAACCATGCTCAAGAAATTGCAGGAAACGGTATAGAATCGATTGATTCTATATATAGCATTAGTGATAGTGCCGAAGTTACACTAGCAGCAGGACAACAAACGTTTACACCAGGAACATTTGTTAGTGGTACAGCAAACAATAGTTGGTCTGGTATTGTAGGTAATCAAGTTGTAGCTGCAGTAACCGAAACATTACTTAACGGAGCAATAACAAATCTACAATCAGGAGATGCAGATTTTGCTATATCTGTAACATTAGACGCTAATAAAAACGAACTTATAGCTGATAATGGATCTAAATCAGTAACATTAACTTTTGTTAAAGATGATGGCACTGAGGTACCTTACACTGTAGATGTAGCTATATCTGGTAATAGTGTCACAGGTAGTATAACTGCCGCTGACTTAATAGCAGGTGGTTTAGCTGCAGGTGATAATACAACTAGTGCAAAAATAGAGTGGAATGAAACAGTAGCTGTTACACCTAATGCTGCACCAGGTAGTGTTACTCAATTTAAAATAAATACTGCTGAAACAGCTATAGAGTTTGGAGCTACACAGCCTTATCAACTAACCTTTAAATATCATGTTAAAAAATATTATGAGTTAGGATCAAATGTGACTGTGAATGATTCAGTATCGGGTGATTTCTCAATTGTAGACACAACAATGACATCTACAAATGCAGAAGGAACTGGCGGAGCTGAAGTAATTTACTTTGGTTTAGAATATCAGAATATAGGTAATGACCCTAATTGGGGTACTACAGAGGCTCCTTTCCACTTAGGTGGTGGGGCTAATGGTGCAGTTCTTACTAATCAAGATTTAGTAGGAACCTTGAACGAAGCATATGAAAACTTTGTATCTGATTTCTTTGATATAATGTGTGTAGTAGATCTAACTATGGACGCAAAACTTGCTTCTGGCGCTTATGCTGGATTCGGTCAACAAATGTCTACTTTCCTAGATGGATTTAATGGAGAGATGATCGGTGTGATTGGTTTTGAGCCTCTAGTTGGAACTGGAGTAGGTGGAAGAGTATTAAGAGAGAATGTTAAAGACAGGGTAACCTGGTTAACATCGCCTAATTCTCAACCATCTCCTGGAAATATAGCATCTGTACTTTCTGATTTTCATCAACCATTTATGTATGCGGTTGATATTGAAGGTATATTCTCGGCTAACGGTGTAAGATATACAGCTATTTCTACTGCAGCTGTTGCAGGTCTAATGGCCGCAATGCCTACAGAAGAAGCTATATTTAGATTCACTGTACCAGGAATTTCAGGAATGAGATACAGATATACTGAAATAGATCAGACTACTGGTTCTAGACAGATAGATTTATTATCTGATTCTAGAATTGCTACAGGTATGATAGACGGTGGTGTAAAAATCACTGAATCAAGAACATTAGCTAAACCTGGTTCTGATTTTGAAAACTTAATGACAGTATTAATACTTCAAGAAGTTTTACAAATATGCAGAACTGTAGCAAAAGACTTTATAGGTAAAGTATCGAGTGAGCCTTTAATTCAAGCTTTCCAAAGTACGTTGGATAAGCAATTAGGCGATGCGATGGTACCTAGAGTCTTAAGAGGATTCAAAGCACCTATTACAATGACTCCTGGCGAAAGAGTATTGGGACAGATTACTATCCCTCTTACTTTAAGCCCTCAATTTGAGATTAGAGATGTGCACTATAATGTACAATTAACTGCTGAAGATATAACTGCAGCTTAGTGTAAGTGTGACATATCTAATATGAGTTGACTAGGAGCTAACTGCCTCTGAGTAGTCCTTATACTTTAAGAACCCTGTCAATGATGGGGTTCTTTTATTTTGGAGAAATTGACATGTCATTTAAATCGAACGTTGATACTAACCCAGGATTAGTTACTACTTTTGCTGGATCAGATATAAAAACAGTGTTTGGTAATGTTGAAATTGGTAATCTTCAAGGTATTTCATGGTCCATAAACAGAGAGGTTAGACCTATATTTGTTTGTGGTGATCCTAACGCGTTAGCATATTCTAAGAATAAGCGTGGTGTTGCTGGATCAATTGTTATGACTTGCTTTGATAGAGCCGCACTCCGTGACATAATGGAGCTTTCTTCAGTACATCGTACTGATCAAAGTTTTGTTCCCGGAATGACTCAGACAGCAGGAGGGACTGGTAGTCCTTTCGGAGAAGATACTAGAGTAGCTATATACTCTGATGAAATTCCACCATTCGATATTACTTTATATGGTAAGAACGAATTTGGAAAACAAATGGTTATGAGAATTTTTGACGTAACTATTATATCAGAGGGTGCTGGTATTTCTATTGATGACGGTATTCAAGAGGCTCAATTCACGTATGTTGCAAGACATATAGATGATTGGAGATCTGTTGAAGGACCTGCAGGCGCTGCTGAGAATAGCATTGTTACTACAATCACTTAATATAAAAATAATACTAGAGGGTATAATAAATTACCCTCTAGTATTAACAGTTACTGGGAGAATAGATGGCCAATCCTAATGAAATTATAGATCCGCAAACGCAGGAAAACTTAAAAAATCAGCAGGCAGAAGCTGAGGAAAGATCTAATCAGAATTTCAATATTGGAGGAGGTGGCGCAGCTGGTGATGTAGACACTGGAACATTCGGTCAGACATATACTCCTGCTCCCCCTAATACTAATATTGCATACTCTGGTTCTGACTGTAAAGCTTTTATAGTTACTTATGGACAAGTAGCTAAAGACTCATTTATACCATTAAAAAACTTATCCGCTATTAGTTACTCTATTCATAGAGATAAATCTCCTGTAAGAAGTTTAGGAAGCTATGTTGCTACCGATTATACTAAAGGCACAAGAACAGTAGCTGGAAGTATAGTTATAATAAACTTTGATAGGGCTGCTTTTTTTGAGCTAGTTAGTGGAGTTGATATCTATGGAGCTGCGGGACAGAATATAGAAGTGGCAGATAATATTCCTGCATTTGATATTATGTTAGCCTTCTCTGAGGAAAATAAGGGAAGACATAGCGCTTTATGGACAGATGGGAAAATAGGTCCACCTAAGCCTGATAATGCAGCTGACTTTTCATACATGTGGATACGTAATGTGCATTTTGTTGATGAAGGCTCAGTTACTGGAACTGAAGAAGCCTATTTAGAAACTACATTCCAATACGTTGCAGAACATGTCGAGTACTTAAGACCTAATAATGTTAATATTGGAACTTCTCCTGTTGCAAATATTGCAAGTACTGTAGGAGGAAGTCCAAGTACTACAACATATAATAGAGCTACCCCTCATAGACATTATACAGAGCAAAGAGATGAATTAGCAAACTGGGATACCGGTCAACAACAGATGAAGTTAATATTTGATAAAAAAGAAGTTGGAAATTTTGAAGCTTCTTTTGATTATACTATTAGTACTGTGTCTAATGCTGATGCTATTAAAACAGCGGGATCAGATCCTGCTGAATGGGTAAGACCTGATACTAATCTTATTTTTGTTGACGATGACGTCCCTGCTCATATGCTAGGAAACATGTCTAGTATAACAGAATTAACTGTAACAGGAATGCCTCAAGGAGGAACTGCAGAGGGTCCTGTTAATATTGTATATGAAAGTTTTCACCCAGATGCAGATATTAATAATAACAATATTATTCATATTACTAATGCACATTTATTTCATGATTATGAAAGAAACTGTTGGCAAAAATTATGGGGATTAAATAAACCACCTGTATTTGGCAATAAATTCCAAGACGATCTACATAATGTAGGTAGAGCAGAGTATGAAGAATTCGAAGAAATATTATATTACGATGGTGTAACGATGAATCCAGGTAGTGTAGAATTTACATTACAGGGTGAAGTAGATAGTAATGCTATTGTGGGATTTGCTAATGATGTAGATGAACATTATAAAGCTATAAGTAGTAAACGTCAACACCCAGTAACTTTAACTGCTGGAGTTAATCCAGGAGATCCAGGAAAAGCAACAGTAACTATTGATGAAGCAGATGTACAAGAAACTCTTACAGAGTCGTTTGAAATAGATCTTGAGCCTTATATCGAATCCTATCAAATAAGTAGATCATATATTAATAATTCTTTTGATAGAATTGATTTAGAAATGTGGATTTTACCAGACGACGGAGATCCTTCTGCTCTTACTACAGGGGCAGCTGCAATGCCTTATCGAGCAGATTTGGTGGATCTTCAAAACTCTACGACGGGTCCTGATACTAATCAATTACAATTTAAAGATTTTGAATTTTATACAACTCCACAGATAGCCCCGGATCATTGCGATAATGCGGGTTATACTAATCAGGTGGACTGTACTACTAATGGAGGGGCATGGACGACTGGACAGAATACTACAGGTAAGTTTACTATCTCAGTACCTCCTACTCCTTTAATAGACAAGAATGTTTCTGGTACTAGATCTGGTCCAGGAATATTAGGAGCTAATAAACAATTTATGGCAGATAAACCTGCAGCAGGACAAGATGTTATTGAAACTACATTAGGAGTAGGAGGACCTTCTTTAAATGAAGATCAAGTAGTTTTATCAGTTAAATCTCCAACAGGTGCAGATATATCTGGGTTCTTTAGTTTAACTAAACACGACGATGTATATGATGGTGATGGAGTTTTAGTTGACACTGAAGTAGAGATTTCAGGATATGCAGCAGAAATAACTGGTTATGAAGATAAAATTGTACAACCTAGTAGCAATACAGTATCATATACTCAAGATATAGGAACATATACTTATTCATCTGAATCTAATATCCAAGATTTTGCTTTACAAGGTGATGCGGTTGATCATCAAATATCAGAAATAACTCAATTACTTTACGATTGGTCTGATACTGCTTATTTTCATCCGGAGTTAGTCCCAGAACAGGGATACTCTATTCAATATCAAGCAGGTACTAACAACTTTCAAGTAAGCGGTACAAGAGGTTGGACCTCAAAAGAACTAAGTCATCATTTAGGAAATATGGATAGTAGTCTAGTTCCTTTGACAGAACAATATCCTCTTGGAGCTGGTTATAGTGAGTTTTATGATTTTAAAGCAATGGGACAAAATAATGCTGTATATGTAGAAATATGCACAGTAGAGGACTACGTGATTGCTTCGGGAGTTAAACCAGTTACTTGGAGTAATTCTGCAGCCCATGTAGACCTACAGTCTTTTGGCATGTCATATAATAATGGTGGAAATTTTACTATAACCGACTTTAGTTATAATCCATGGATTGTATATCAAACATATAAAGTTAAAATTTATTATGAATACAAATATGTAGGAGATATTCCATTAGGAATTGATTATACTGCTGTAGATCCAGCTCCGCTGACTACAACTATAGAACTAAATAATGCCGGTAATGACTCGTCAGCTGCTAGAGTAGTAAATGAAAGCAGTATCGAAGTATTTGTTACTGAAGGCAACACAGTGTCTAATACTAATTTTACTACTAGCTATGATGCTGGTACCAATATATTAACTATAGGAAATTTAACGTCCCACACTCCTTCTGAAATTATAGTAAATTATCAGTTTGAGTATATAGGACAATTTCAAACTACTATAAATTATTATAGTTTTGCTAATAATTCTTTTGATGATGCAGTCACTGTAGATTTAGGACCAGATCAGCCTGTTAATTTTAATAAGGAAACAGATGTATCTTTAAGCTGTATTGATTCTTCTGCTCAAATAGATCCTACGCCTTTTGGAATAGTCGTAGGAGATCCGGTGCTAAACGCTACTACAAACAATTGGGAAGTTACTGTTTCTTCGATTCCCGGAATGATTATACATTCTGCACATGATGGCTGGTTCGCTTCCTTATGGAATCTAATATTTGGGGATCCTACAATGCCCGAAGGAAATATATTAATAGATATTAATTATAAAGTTTTTGACAGCACAACTCAGTCTCAACAGGTTATACTTACATATGATGGACTAAAGGATAATCAAACAGGTGCTTGGGCTACTCATAATCAAATGGCTGGTGTAGATCCATTAGATGGTTTTACAGTAAGTAAAACGTATGCAGCAGATCAGTATGAAAAAATTCAAATAATAAATCCGGGATTATACACTGAAACTCAGTCAGCTTGTAGTGATACACAATTTACTAATGAGAATGAGTGTTTATGTGGAACAGGTGGAGTATGGAATGGAGTAGATTGTACATCAGGAACAGCTACAGCTAATACATGGACAGCAGGCTCTGGTACTCCCTTACATAGCCCCTTAAATATCACAGGCTGGCAGCAAAATGTTAATCACTCTATGAATATAACAGAGACTACCGACTACTCTAATCTTAGTACGCCTCCTACATTAACTTTTAATGTAGATGGAATCTTAGCTAAATTACCTGGTAAAAATATTTTAGATACGGGTTTTGAGCCAGGTAACACCAAAATTACATTTGATTTAACATATGATGTACAGACAGGAGAGTTCCCTATTACTTTTACTTATTTAAGAAAAACAGGAGATACGTATCCATCTATAGATGCTAATGTTAACTTTAAATTTGAAGCAGAAGTTCCTATTTTTAAACATGATCCGGCCGTAGATGCTACTTTAGATATTGTAGATAAAGTATATTTTTGTGGCAGTGATCCTGCTATGCCTGCGAGTGATTGCAGAAACGCAGCTCTAACATTGCCTCCTGTGGAGGTTGAAGCTATAGTACCTACTCACGATACTAGCGGAGAACCGTGTACAACTATAGATCCTAATAATGCAAGCAACAATATACCTTCAGGATGTAATCCTAATTATGGGGCTATTACAGGACCCGACACCTTAAATATAACTGATCCTTTACAGGCATATACTTTAGTTAAAGATCCGAATACTACTAGTGGATCTCCATTTACTATAGTATTTCCTACAGGCGTAAATCCAATAGCTGATGCGAATGGAGTAAACCAGCCATTGTTAGAAACAACAGCTGATCCTTATTATATTGATGTGGATTATAGTAAATTAGTATCTTATTATCCTCCTTCTACCTATGACACTCCTGGATACTTGCTTACAGCAATACTGAATGTAACAGATCAAGACACATTCAGATTAGTCTTAGATTTAGATAATAATAGTTTAAATTATTATAGAGGTTTAGGTTCTTGTGAAGACAGTACTATTGATAATGTCGATGATTGTATACAAGGTGGATTTGTTTGGACTGAAGATGTTTCTCAAGATACCCAGTTGTGTGAAGCAGTTGGAGGTCAATACATCATGGAAGCACCTTTATTAGAAGATGAGGTTATACAAGGGATACTTAAACCTGCGGGTATATGTCAATTAAGTGACACAACTATAGATAAATTGATTTCAGATCAAAAATTTGTACAATTTAGCTTTATGCTTGTAGGTCCTAATACTACAGGATTTACAAATAGCAATAAACCTATATATAAAATATTTGAATCTTCAGAAAATTTTAGTACTTTAGATGCGGCTGTTTCAGCAATGCAAAGACAATACGATGAAAAATTCGGGAAATAAAAATTATAAAAAGAATGTAGATAGTATTAATGGAGGTGACGGACTGCCTGATTGGATGCAGTTTACTATTACAATTTCAATGCTTGGCATGTTATTGTGGATATTATACCTTTTATTCCATCCCACATTAGCCCTAGATGAAACTCATAGAGACTTATTAAATATATTACTAGGGACATTTATCGCCTCATTTGGCAAGGTAATAGATTTTTGGTTTAGACACTCTAAAAAAAAGGATAAATAATAAATGAAAAACATGTATGATTATAGTAAAGTAGTAAAAGCGATGAGGGATTTTTTTCAAGGTGAAAAAGGTTTTATAGAAGTGCCTGCGCAAAGCAGACAATCTATATTAGCAGCTTGTGAAGATCCAGCTACAATTTCGCAATACATATTCAGCGGAGTTAATTGGCCGCTGCCTCAAACAGGACAGATGTGGTTAGAAAGAGATCTTCTTGATAATCCAGATGCTAAAGGTGTATTTTGTGTAACTACAAGTTATAGAAATGAGCCTAATCCTATAGAGGGACGTCATGATAAAATATTTCCAATGTTCGAATTCGAATCTCATGGAGGTATGGAAGATATGATAAAATTAGAAATGGAATTATTAAATCACTTAGGATTTAATAACGGAAATACTAAAGAAGACTATGCGCGTATAACTTATGATGACGCTTCTGATAAGTATGGAGTATCTGAGTTAGACTACGCAGAAGAAGAAGCTTTGTGTAAAGATTTAGATCCATGTACTTTCTTAACTCATTTTCCACTTAGGACTCATCCATTTTGGAATATGAAACATGCTGGAGATGGAATTTATAATAAAGTAGACGTTATTATGCATGGTATGGAAACAATAGGATCTGCAGAAAGAGCTACTGATGTACAGGAAATGAGAGAACAATTTCATAATATATCAGATGGTGAATATGCAAACTTATTATATAATCACTTTGGTAAAAAAAGAGTTGAAGATGAATTAGAAGAATATCTATCATTAGAGATGTTCGAAAGATTTGGCGGTGGAATAGGAGTTACTAGAATGGTGGCTGCTATGAAAGCTGCAGGTCTATTACTGGAGAAAGTGTAATGAGAAATTTACTATTATGTGCTTTAGTAAGTTTAGGATTATCAGCTGAGTGGGGTTCTTCTATTAGTGTAAGAACCCCCAACGACTCTACTAAACCTTTAGATTATGAATTGTCTATTAAGGTAGAAGAAAATGAAGGAAACTTTAAATACCTAATAAAAAAGGACTGGGAAAGAGAGCTAGGAGAAGATTATGTGGATGATTTAATTAACTTTTCTCATAATCCTTATGACGTTTTTTACTATGGAATAGATTACGTTAACAAGGAATCAAAAGATATATCTTATATTACTTATAACTTTGGAGTTGTATGGAAGGAATATGGATTAAGTGCAGGTGTATCTGTAAAGGATTCTGTGCCTTTAGCAACAATAGGTTTTTCTAAAAAGTTAAAAAAAGATGATTTAGAGTATAATGTTTCTATTAATATGAAGAGTGACATTAACGATAACTATATTGCAAATGTTAAATCTGAAATAAAGAAATGGTTAACTTCTAGTATAAATGTATTTGGATTATACAAACATGAATACTATAATACTAAAGAAGATTTTCAATTTAAAATAGGGATTGGGATAAAAATATAATGTATTTTAATGGTACAAATGCTAGCGTGTATATAGATGGGCTTTATGTAGCCCATGCTGTTACTTTTGAATTTAATGAATCAGTTCAAAAGTTACCTGTATATGGCTATAAGTCTGTACTATGGGATACTGTTTTAAAAGGAAACAAAGTAGTTAACGGTGGATTTTCTATTAATATGGAAACAAATCACGATATAGAAAATTACTTAACAAATGCGATAGATGATACTGTTGGTTCTTCGCCTATCAATGGCACAGCGGCTTTTTCAAGAGAATTTTTTGATATAAAACTAATGTATATGAAAACAGAGTTTGAAAAGGGACTGTCTATTGCAAATACAGGAGTCAATAGTTACTCTACGGATCCTTATTTTAAAAATATGTTACAAGATGGAGAATATGAGTATACTGCAGATGTAGGGATTATAACGATTAAACATGCATCTTTGTCAAGGGTACAGCAATCTATCGTTATGGACTCTACTCCTATTATAGAATTCTATGAATTTGTAGCAAAGGATGTAGACTACTAATGTTTTTTTCTGGATCAAATTTATTAGTAAAGTTATATGGAGGCCCTTATCCATATCCTAAAGTTACAAGTACCTTTGTATTTCCTGTTTCAAAATTACAAGTTACAATTGAACAAGGAGAGTTAAGATATTTAACAGCTGACGGTAGGGGAGTTAATAATAATCCCCAAGGATTTTGTTGGGATGATGCTACTAGCACATATACTAATAAATATTTAAACGAAGTAGATTGTAATACTGCTGGATTAATTTGGAAACCTTATGTTACAGCTACTTCTGTTACAGATGTATCAACAGTAAAGTTAAATAATATACATCTTTCTATGGCATTACAAGAAATGTTAGATTATTATAAATCTAATAATGTTAATCGACAAGACTATGATGCATTATCTGATTGGGTAAATGAGGTTACATATCAAGCTTCTCTAAATAAAACATGGAGACCTAATGTAGGAAATCAAACCGGAGAGATATTGGATGCTGTTGCTATACAGTTTGGATCTGAGCAAGCTTCATCTCCTATATACAACCCCGGTAACATGTTAATGGATACTCAAATGAGAGGAACTACAATGATTAATGGGGTAGTTAGTCTTAATTACAAAGCAGATTGGAATAGAGATTTAATAGGGTTCGATGGTGGTCTTCCTATGAACTTAGAAGTCATTTACAATAAAGATGAGTTTGAACTTGAGGAAAATCTAGAAGGAGCGGAGTATGAATGGGAAACAAACTCTTTTAATTACTTAATTCATGATGTTGAATTTATCGGAAGAAGTCATTCAACTACTCCTTCTCCTGAGAACGTCATAGAAAATTACCAATTCATAGCCAGGGCCCTTACACCTAAATAAATTCTTGCATACCTAAATATATTATAGTAAATTATACCACTTATTAATAAGGAGAATTCTCATGACAGAAAAAGAAAAAGAAAATATAATACCAGATTCGTACCCATTAGGTGCGGATGGTCCTTCTCAAAAAGAGGTTGATAAACTTAAAGAGGAACATGGGATGGTAAGAGCGTGTTTTATCGGCGGAAAACAATATGTTATCCGTATGATGAATAGAGCGGAATACACAGACTTTCAGAATGAATTAAATGAAAGAATGCAAGCAGGTGATACATCTTTTGATGTTGATTCAGAAATATCTAAAAGATACACTGTATGGCCTGCAGATGTTGACTGGTCTGCAGAACCAGGAGGCGCTGTTACAGTACTTGCCCAAGAAGTATCTAAGTTTTCTGGCTTTGTAGCTGATAGAGAAAGCGTAGAACTGTAAAGTTCTATTCACTAGAAACTTCTATAAAGAAAAGGGGGGAGGGCAATTACTCCCCTTTTTTATTGACATACCTTTAGTGTGAAGGATAAAATATTAGAGTGGAAAGCTGTATACGGCAATGTATACATGTATTCAATTGAAGGACAAGACATTTATTATCGAACTCTTAATGGCTGGGAAATACAGAGTGTATTAGAGCTAAAGAGTAATAATAAGGCTAGTCTAGACGTTGAGATGGCTATGTGCGTCATGGCCGTATTACATCCAGAACCTCTACCTTCCTTCTCTAGGCCAGGTAGTATTTCAACACTTTCTTCAGAAATTTGGACTAAGTCATTTCCAACTGAATCAACTTTGCCTGATTTAACTGAACAAAATAGAAAGTGGGCAAAAGAGAATTTAGAAGCTAATTTTAATATAGCATTGTCCTCAATACTATGTAAAGTTATGCCTTCTCTTGATTTTGCTCATTTAATGGATTTACCTCTGAGTAAGTTGGTTAAAATTGCAGCAATAGTTGAAGAAATTCTACAAACGCCTATACTGTCAAAAGACGGTAATTTTGATAATAACAATAATGCACAAGCTGGAGCAGTAAGAGATGGCTATGGTGTTAGCCAAGAAGAAGCTAATAAAGCAAGTGCAGCATTATCAAACGCATTAAAATCTATTAAAAAATAATAAGGAGTATTTCTTTTGAGAGAGTACGAAGAAGATTTAAATCCTAGGCAAGATCCCGGTAGTGCGATAGCTAAGTCTTTAGGACAAGCTGTAGCAACTATGGGACTATTTGTAGGAGGAACTATTCTTGCAAATATGGGATTTAAAAGAGGTAAAAGTGCTATCTTTAAATCTATGGCTCAGCATAGCAAAGGATTTAGAGATGCGGCTAAGTACGCTCAGAAAGAAGGGGACTCTTTAACAGCTTTTTTAAGTAGAGCCAATTTCCAAAAGGGATCAGTTATGGACAGTGTGGGAGGTCTAGCTGATTGGATGCACACTGCAGCTAACAGTGCAAGATACTCATCTATAAAAGAGTCTTGGGCTGGAATGAGTAAAATAGAAAGGTATAGAAATTATAGATCATTAGGAAGAGCGGGTAAAAGCGCAGTGCACAGTGGCATGGCTGCAAGTTACGCTAAAGAAACTGCTTTTTTCTTTCCAGTTATCTACGCCCTAGATCATAATATAGGTAAATTTGGAGGAGGACCTGATACAAGAGAAAGGCCTGCGTGGTATAATATACCTGGCCATGCTAAAGAAATGGCTAAATTTATACCTATGTACTTAGCTGGTGATGCTATATTCAGGGGAGGAAGTAAAGTAGTTGGTGCTGGTTTTGGAATGCTAGCAGATTCTTTTGCTAAAAGTATACCTAAAGGAGTACAATCTGGAGTTGCAGAAACTATTAGTTTTTTTAATAGTGGAAAATACTTAGATCAAGAATTTATGGGAAGGCCTATAAAAGAGTGGGGATCAGAATTAAAATCAAGTATGGGCGCTTTTGCGCATGCAGTTGGACCCGGGAGAAAGAAATTAGTTACAGCTACCAAAAAAACACAGTCAGGATACGAAAGGACTGGAAATAGTATTCGAAATATTTATAAAAGAGCAGTAGAAGATTTTCATGAAAAGAAAAGTCATCTTTATAAAGTGTCCTTAAGAAAGTATAAACAAAGAATGCAAAGAATGGATAAAAATTCTGACTTTGCAGTTAGAGATAATTTTGATGATTTTATACACTTTATGGGAACGGGTAGCGGAGAAAGTTTGTATGCAAGAATCATGGGAACTACAAACTATGCGGGTTCAGGTAGGAGTTTTGTACATAAACAATTTTATAATGAATCTGATAGAATGCCTTATATGGCAAAATTACTAGGTTTACGAAGAGCTCGTGGATCAGATTTTAAAGACAAGGATACTCTAGGTAGTATTTATGATACTTTAAAAAAGAAGCATGGAAGAGAGGGAAAGAAAAAGCTATTAAAAGAAAATAGCAAAGATGAATTTATAGATAATTTAGTATCTAGAAATATGTTTATACATGAAGGATCAGGTAAGCTGGTGGACTTAGCTCCCATGAGCGGGAAGTATTGGTCTTCAAAAATGTTACACTCTAAGCCTTTAGTATTAGGTGGAAAATTTTCTATGGCTGACTTATTTCCGTTTAAAGTAATGGCTGCGGATCAGCAAGCTTTTCATAGAATAATACCAATGGAAGAGTTTGCAGCTATAAACCCAGCTAATCAAACTCAAGCTTTTAAAAACAGTCCATGGGTAACTCACTCTGGTATGGGCGGAAGATCCAAGGTTCACCCTAATATTTATAGATTTAATAAAGAGGTTGATGGACTTGGATTATTAACAAGGAAAGCAGGTGATTTAAATTATAATTTGTTTGACTATCAAGGTGGTGCATGGGATCAGATAGGAAGAGATTTAAAAGCTGGATTAGTTAGTGATTCTCCTAAGCTTGCAAACGTCTATATTCAAGGGTTAATAAGGCAGCACACTACTCCCAAAGATAGAATGTCTACTCCTAGTGATAATCCAATTGTTAGCTTCATACAAAGAAATTTTAGTTTATTAGATAATGAAGGTATTACTCCTAGTTGGTTTGGAAAACTTAGGAAGTTTATGCCAGATAATATTAATAGCCTACTAGATAGTAAAAGTAGTTTTCCATATAGTACTGGTTTTGCAAAAAATACACTTTCTGATTTAAAATCATGGGGGAAAGGTGTCGATGATAATGTTCTTGGAAGTAAAAGTGCTTCGCATAGGATAGCAAATTTATTAGCTAGAACAAGAACTTATGGAAATAAAATGTCTAAAGAGTCTTTTAACGAAACTCTATCTGAAGATAGATTTATGGGAAGAGTTTTAGAATTTTTAGATAATCAGGGTGTGATTCAAAAGTCTTCGCAGCATGAAAGATTTGATGCTAATGCTATATTAGCAGATGATGATGCTTTAATTGGAATTGCATCAGACTTGTTTAAAAAATCAAAGGATTCTCCGATTAAAGTATTTGGAGAAGATAAGGCTATTGATCGAATAATAGAATCTGTTAAAACAACAGGAAGAGGACTAGCAGACAGAGGGGGAGTAGAAACCCCAAAACAAAAAATTAAAAGATTTATTTATGAGTATGCAGTGCATCATTCTAATCTAAATAGACTAGAAGAAAATCATATAGTCAGCTTATTGCGTGGTGATTTGCAACAAGCAGCTACTGAGGGAATTGTATCTTCAAAACAACTAGCAAAAGTTGATTTTGGAATGTTTGCAGATAAATTAAGATACAGATTATCAGGAGTTGTTCCAGAAAATTTATTAGATCCTGAAGTTGGAGGAGTTTTTAGCACAGAAGCAATTAATAGAGTAAGTAAATCTATAGGAGATAAGCACCAATCTTTTCTTAATTTAGTTAAGACTGACTTATTAGACCGAACTGCACTATCAGGAAAAGGATCAGCTATAGATGAGTTAATGGCCCAGACAAATACTTTCGATACAGTTTATGCCGCTAATAGCTCTTTTGTTGTAGATGACGTTGTTAGAGCAGCAAATCAAGTAAGAGATGCTAATCCTTTTGTCGCTTATCCTGCTGCCCTTAAAGATCAAGCGGGACTTGGCATGGGATGGGCTCTACGTACAGTTAATAATATTACGAGTTTTACTGGGCTCGGATGGGATCAAGCAAAGCACCCAGGAGTAGGAGATGTCGCAGCTTTATGGGGCAAAAGATTAGGAGCTTTTGCTTTAGGAAGTATAGCTTATAATGCTGCAGATACATTTACGGATACGTCAGGTCTTTTTGATTGGACATTTTTAGATGAAGGAATAACAGTAGGTGTCGCTGATCAAATGGTTAAAGCTAGAATGATGGCTGGCTGGGCTTATGATAAAATGGGAATAGATAATGCCGCGCGTTACATGGAAGGTCTTATGCCTGGCTCTACCAAAGTATTACCTGGAGCAGCGGTTGGATACGCTGCTGGAGGTATTAAGGGAGCTATATTAGGTGGGTTAGCAAATGCTTATTTACAGCCTCAACTTGCAGAAGGTCCTTTATCTTTCTTAGCAGCTCTACCTCCTTTAGCACCCTTTGTTACAGATATGACTAAAGATTTTAAATCTTTACAAAATATATATGAAGGAACAGAGCTACTTCCAGTAAGAAAAGGAAGAGGTTGGACTTTAGGCCTAACTCCTATAGCTGGAGGCAGAATAGAAAGATATGAACCGGGATGGTATCCTAGATTAAAATCTCAGTTCCAAGCTGGTCCTGAGTTGTATGGATCAAAACTAGAACAATTTTTAGCTAAAGATATTCCACTAGTCGACTTTTCTTTAATGGATATAGTAGATCCACACTACTTAGAGAAAAAACAATATCAGAATAGGCCTTTCCATGAGCCTTCTACCGTATTTTCAGAAGTCCCTTTAGTTGGGCCCACTCTAGGAGCTACAGTAGGTCGTTTGTACAATAAGCTACATCCTATGGCTTTCTCAGGAGAAATGCATGCTAATGAAGCTAGACAAGCATATATGAAGGGTCAATCTTTTAATTGGAAGGGAGAAAGTTTAGGAACATATGGACCCCAATATATGGGCTTTATGGGGGATTTTTCAGAGCAGGGCGCTGATGGAAAAAAAGCTGTAATGTCTCAAAATAATTTAAAACCTCTAATAGGAGAACAAGTTTATAAGGGTTGGATAGAGCCTCTAGGTCTACCTGGTTTTATTACTTCAGCTATGTTATGGGGAGGAGATGAGCCCTTTACTGATATTCCAGTAGCTCAGAATGCAAATATATTAGATTCTCATGCAAGAACTTTTTGGGATCAAGGTTTTGGTGATTTAATGGGAACTACTGAGTTATACAGAAGGGCTGTTCCTAGGCCTCGTACTAGTTTTGAATCAATTAATATTTTACAAAATCAAATGCCAGGATGGATGCCTGAAAACTTTCAACAAGGTGATCCTTATTGTTTAACTCCTGAGACTTATGTTGAAACATCTTCTGGACTAAAAAGAGCTGACTCTATAAGTGAAGGAGATTTAGTAAGAACTTTACAAGGCAGATATTTTCCTGTTTCTGCAACTAAAACTAGGAAAGTAGATGAAGATATATATGTGATTACCATAAATGGATTAGAAGACTTCCCAATCAGAGTAACAGGTGGGCATCCATTTTATATAGATGAAGAATGGAAATTTGCAAAAGATTTAACAGAATCTGATAAAGTTACTTATCCATTACTTAATATAGATTTACCTTCTTCTGTCTCTGTTTTAACGGATGGAAGTGTAGCTGTAACTGCTTCTTTAGCTTATTTATATGGATTATTATCTAGGTGGTCTGATCATTCTAATCCTACAAACTTAAGATCTGATATTCCTGAAACTACTGAACTAGAAATTAAACAATATAGTGAATCATTATTAAAAAATAAAATTGATTATGAAATGATTCACCACTTTCAAAGATATGGACCTTCTAAGCACTTTGGAGATGCGGATCTTCCAGTACTATTAAATTACTTAAAACCTTTTTTTACAGTAACTGCAGATAAAACATTAGAGTTTGCTGTTCATACAAAAAATGCTGCATACAATATATGGTCCTTGTTACTGCAAAACAAGATAGTTTCTAAAATAAAGTGTAATAAAATTATTATTGAAGGTACTTATGCAGTAGAAGTTGCGTTCTTTATGGGCATGACTCTGAACTACAGAACTCCTGCTTCAACTCCTTGTACATTTGATATGAATAAAAATACAACAAAGCACGGTCCAATAGTCTACTTAGATATAGCTTCTATAACTAAAGAAAAATATAAAGGATTAGTGTATGCAATAGATGTAGGCGAAGACGCAACCTTCACAGTACCAGGAGCAGCTGTACATAATAGTAAGATAGCAAGAGGTGAATTACTTTTACCTGGAAAGTCTTTTGAAAGTTTTTTTAATCCCAAAATAACATTCCCTACTGGTGCGTCGCAGTTAGGTAATACTCCTTATGAGCAGGCATTACATATGATAGGTCTTGGGGATTTTGCTATGGGCAACAACCCTGGTACAGATGATATACTAGAAGAAGGTACTCAAATTCACGAAATGGTTCAAAGTCAATTAGTACAAGCTGGTCTAGTATCTCGGGTAGAGGCGCTGGTTGCTGATACAGAAAATAATATAAAAGGTTACGTGGATGCCATGTATAATGATCCACGGACTGGAAAAGAATTACCAATTGAGATTAAGAGTATTGGGGGTGTAGGTTTGTATAAACTTAATGAACCCAAATGGAAACATAAAATTCAGTTAAACACTTATATGGCTATGCTAGGAGTAACTAGTGGTAAACTCTTATACGTCTCTCGAGACGATCCTTCACAAACTAAAGAGTTTACTGTACGTTTTAATCCTAACCTTTGGGAAAGTACCAAAGGAGATTTAGCCCAAGCTAGGATGCTAGCAACTGAATATTTAGAACAAGGATATGGGCATGCTATGGAAGGTTACTCTTACTTAGACAGGCTACAAGTGTTACTAAATGCATCCCCCTACTCTAGAAAATTTAGAGAAACTCAAAAGCTCGTACAGCATCAATTAGATCAGGGATATTTATCTCCAGAAGAAGAAGAGCAGTTTACTACCTTAGGGAAACAGCATCAGTCTATGCTAAGAAAATATCAAATGTACCCTAGAAGATTCCAGGTATCTGATTTATTAGACCCTGATACAGAGTACCAAAATTTATCTGATAATGAGAACATACAACCAGCAAGTGATTATAATATTTTTGAAAGAATAGTAGGATCGGTTTGGGAAACAGCAACACACTTAAGGTCACCAATTCACACAAAACTAATTGGCCATTATTCTCCAGAAGAAACATATGAGAATATGATGGTTAGAGGAGATTTCGCATCTTGGACTAGACCTATAGAAGGCTTTGTTAAGCCCTATGGAAGAGGCTTAAGGGCTGCAGATACACCGTTACAGGGAGCTATTTCTTATGGAATGGGAGGAGCCCTTCTAGGAGGAGGTATACCTGGTGCTATTTTTGGTACTGTATTCGGCGGAGTATATGGTAGTCTGCATGGAATGTATAGAAGTATGACTGGAACGAATTACACTCCTGATAGCTTTAAAGATAGAGTAGCAATGCAAGAGTATTTTGATAAAGTTGAATACGCAAGAGCACTTCAAATGTATAAAACTACAGGTAATAAAGAATGGAGAAGAGAAATCACTAGTAATCCATATGGATGGATTGAAACGGGAGGAGGACAAGCTTTTAATGTTCCTATGCCTAGTGCGTCTATTGGGTACAACAGTAGAGTAGCTAATCAAGCTTATAATACAATAGGAAGTCCAGATAGAGGATTCAGATCTCCCTATGGAGGTCAGGACTCTCAACGTAGTTTAGATTTTGATCCGGACGTTAATATGTATAGTGCATTTTCTGCATTAGCTCCGTGGGACAGACCCTTTTGGACAGCATTTATGGATACACCTGAAAACAAAAGAGCAGATGTGTTAAATGTAGTAGATAAACAAATGGGAGATATGCTACAAATATACTGGGGCAAAGGAGAAAATGTAGCAATGCCTAACATGGGAAGCTACTTTACTAATAATTATAACCCATCAAACCTACATCCATTAATGGATCCTACCGTTAATATAGAAGACTACCAAGTAGTAACTGCTGAGGATAATGGATTAAACGCACACGATTTTGGTTTAGGATGGCGTGATCAAATGAGAAGGATAGCTACTAATCCTTTTGCTATAAAACCTGTAGATATAGAAGCTCAAGGAGTTTCCCCTTCTACGATAAGAAGTAATTTAAGTCAGGGAGAAATTAGAGATACATTAAGCAAACTACTAGAAAGAATGGGATATGGGGGAGCTACAATTAATGTCAGACAGATACCGTCTAATAGCTCTGATACTACAGTAGTAATAAATGTTAAAAGAAGTTCAACTAATGACTTAATAGATCGGATGGGAGGCATTTAATGGCAGAAAAATCAGATAAAAGAATTGATGAAATTTTAGATGATGCTACCAATGATAAGTCTTTAGAAAGAAGAGGAGGTAGTGCGATTGCAGCATTGATAGCGTTACCTTCAATGTTAGGAATTGTTAGTTCTCAAAGTCAATGGATTTATAACGGAGGACTTCAATCGTTTAGAGAAACTATAGCAAGAAGGCTAGGAGACTTATTTGCTGCTGCAGAGGATAATGCCATAGTAAATTCTATGTCAGGCTCTAAGCCTATACAAGTACAAGTTAAAAATCTTAAAGAAGAACTTTTAAATAAAGCTAGAAATTCTGCAGGGGCTGAAACATTTAAGAAAGCGTCAGCTATACCAAACTGGGCTCAATCTGCGGAAGAATTAGCTAGAGACAGAGAGGCTGCTTTTCCTTCCAGAAATATGGTAAATGAAGTATCTGCTCCTGCAGAATTTCCATCTGTTAAACAGCAATTAGATTTACCTGTTAATAATGCTCAAAGAGCTTATAATATTATGACTAATAATATAGTAGGGGCAGGTTCTGGGGTAGCTGAAAATGTATTTAGAGTATCAGGCGAAATGACTTCGGATGATATATTTAAAAATATTAATGCCATGCTGGGAGACTATACAACAGGTCTTACTCCTTCTGAACTTGCAAATGGAGGCAGTAGCGCTAGTGTAATAAATGAAAGAATGGCAAGTTTAGAACAAAAGCACTTAGCAATACTAAGAGCGGCAGGACATCCAGAGTTATATGACTCTACATTTAGTCACACTGCATACGCAAAACAATTAAGTAATGGGTTATCTACTTATCAAAATCAGATTGCTGATTTAAAACAGCAAGTTAATAGATTAAATGAATTAGCTACAACAGCGTCTAATCAGAAACAAAGACGAGCAGCTAAAGCTCAACTTAACTTGCTAGCAAAAAATGCAGGTCTTTCGCCTACTCAGTATATCCAAACTATCAACTCCATGTCTGTACGTGTAGAGTTAACTTCTATACTTAGAGGGGATATACCTTTTCCAAAAGCTACAGTTGTTATTGATATGGGAAAACATAAGTCTTCTATTAAACAATCTTTTAATATTGAAAGATTTGGAATGTTTCTTCCTCATAGAGGAGCTCAAGTACATAATACAGCACTGCTAGTTCAAGGAACTACAAATGCTGTCACTGCGACCTTAGCTGAAATGCAAGATGCATTCTCTAATGTTACTAAACAAATTAATGATTTATTAGATGCAGGATTAGAGGGTTATCAGATAGATCAAATGAGTGCTCATACAAGAACGGTTTATAGAGAACTAGTTGGACCTCAAACCGCTCACTTACAAGATGTAATGAGAGGATTTAAAGTAATAAGCGATGATTTTAGAAATCTAGCAGGAGAACGTCCTGACTTTTTCTATAAAATGCATGCTCTAGCTAAACAATCTTTCTTTACTGACTCTATGACGTACAACACAGAGACACCTATAATTGCGTTTGATATGGAGTTTAATTCTCCTACCTCAAGTACTAAAGGTTCACAGCTTCAAACTAGAGATGCACGAACTAGAGTATTTTGGATGAACTACATTGTTAAAAAGGGCGGATCAGACGAAAAAATTTATAATCATTTTATACTACCAGAAAATTGGGAAGATGTCAGGCAGAGTGCAAGATTATTTACAGCAAGACACCAAGATCCTTCAGGCTTTCAATTATTTGAAGATTTAGTTAAAACTTTTAAAGAGGCTCAAACTGATATAGATAGTGGGGCTAGATTTGTAGATGTTAAAACTCATGGTTTAACTCGTGCAAAAGAAAGAATATGGAGTGAATGGGGTAGTATGGTGGAGATTGCTAGAAATGCATATAAATCTCCTGATGGAACAATTGCGTGGCTTGGTCACAATATTGCTAATGCAGACTTACCAATATTAAATAAAACTGTAAGCAGAGTACTAGAAAACAATAAAGACTTGCTTAGTGCAGATGAAATTAGATTATTAGAAAGATTAAAACTAGATACTAGTTCTCAGAGTTTAGCATCTAAGGGTCTAGTTATGGATACCTATGCTATGGCCAGGGCTGCTTTTTTAGATGTTGAAAGAGTACAAAGTGCTAGTCTAGAAAATAGTTTTGAAGTAATTATGAATCAATCTGTTGCAGAAATTAATCCTGAAAAAGATTACATAAAAGGAGATACGTGGACTAGGGGGTTGTCAGATGCAGTTAAAAGATCTAAGGGAAGAATTAATAATGAAGTTAATAAATATATAAATGAGCTTCCTAAAAATGTTAGATTAGGAATAAAAAACTGGATACTTCAAAATCCTGAGGATGTTATAAACACTTTTGGACAACAAGGACATCACTCTGCTCCTTTTGATACTAGAAAGTCTTTAATACTTAAAGATTTATTAAAATGGAAAATAGATAAAATTAAATCCTCTAACCCAGAGTTGTATAAGTCTATTACTCAACTAGGTAACACTGCACAACAAATCGTAGAAGGTAAACGTTTTGCATGGTATCGTAATATAGATTTAGCTGATGCTAGTTCTTTGTATGATGTACCAGAACGACCACAGGGACCCGAAGAATTTGGTAAAAGAATTTTTTCACATTTATTTGCATTTACACCAGCAGGAGCTGCAGCAGGTAGAGGAGGACTATTTGGTCCAGAAAATTATCTACCTTTTGGACAGTATACTAATTTGCAGAAACAAATGTATCAAACTGCAAGTTCTAAAACACTATTACCTGGTCTAGAGTCTGCAGAGATAGCTGCTTCAGGCGGACAAATGCCTGTTGTACAGAAAAGTATAGATGCTACTTCAGGGGATAGTTTATTTACTACTAGTTTACAAGCAACTATTTCAAGAAAATTTAATGAATATCAACAGCGTCTTGGAAGTTTAAATGCACCTGTTGCAAATAGATTTAATGTTATGACTGCCTATTTACCTGATCATAATAGTATCCTTGCTCAAGATACTGCTTTATGGGCTAATGAAAGCGCACATCAATTAGCTAGGCACTTTCCAAAAGGAGCAGAAGGAACTCATCCTGCTATTTATAGTAAAAAAGCACAAGATATTTTTACAGCTATAAGTACTAGAGGAGCAGCTTCATTTTCTCAAGATCGTAGAACTAAAGCTAAAGCTTTCTTAAAAGATTTAGGAATAAATAAAAAAGAAACTATTACTGTCAGAGAATTTTTACATAAAGCTCACATGCCTGAAGAGATATTAAATATGGTTGATAATGAAACTATAAGTCTTGGACGCGGCAAATCTAGGATTAAAATGGGTGATCAACTATTAAAAGATGTTATCCAAATGGATGGAGATAACATGATCATGCAGCTTAGATTTCAAAACTCTTATAAAGATAGAGTAAATACTTTAATGGGTAAAAATAAAATTAATGTTCTTGAAGCAGGAAGTCCTTTATTGCTAGAAAATGAATTTAACGTTGATGGACCAAATAAAAAGTCTAGGTATGATATTAACAATCCTTTAAAATACGCAGCTATTCTTGATCAAATAACTTTTGATTATGATAAAGGAACTTTTATCTACGATATTACTCCGTTTGAAACTCCAGGTTTTGCGAAGATAGTTGATAGTGGAAAAATATTTAAAGGAAATATACATGGTATAGGTAATAATCTTAGTTTTGGTCAAGGCATTGGTTTAGTATTAGCTGCCAAAAAACCTAATATGGCAAATATGATAGATATTCATATGCGTAGATCTTTACTTAAAATACACCAGCAAGATCTGAGTGTTTTTGAGCAAAAAAGACAGATTAAGAATATGTTAAAAGAAGCTTTTAATGTAACTGATGAAGAGTTTCAAGCTGTATTTAATCTTACAGAAGGGAAACCTGCAGCGGGTCAAAGATTTAAAAATCCTATTGTAATGGTTGAGCTTGTAGATAATTATAAACTAGGTTTAGGAAGTAAAGATATAATGAATAAAGTTTATAAGATGCTATCAAGTGCTGGAATAACTCATGCTGAACTTAGAAAAAACTTTATTAAACAAAATCAAGATATTCTAAAAAAATATGGAATAGACAAAGATATAAGAAGTGAACTAGGGAGAGTGTATGATAAGGCTAGAGCTAACCAAGAAAAGGTTATATTATCTATGGCCACCAACTTTGATGCTTCTACATCAGAAGCTAATGTTATTAATGAAATGCAGAGAATAGTTAGAAAAACAGATGTAGCATTATTTGATCCTGTTATAGGGGTAGTTGGAGATGAAATAGATGTGAATAAATTACAAACTGGAAAGCTTTATGATGCAGAAGGAAGACTAGCTGCTGGAATTAAAGTAGAAGCATTTGCTACAATTATGCAGGGAGAGTTTTCAGTAGCTGAAGACTTTATGGACATTAGAGATCCTTTAAAAAGAAGTGTTGATGCTCATGGTATTCCGCTAAACAAAACATTTAGTATTTGGCAGCAAATGATTATATATAATAATTCTAGAAATAATGAAGTATTTAGAGATGCATTTATGAGACACGCCATGTCAACTTCTGGTAGATATGATAAAAATGTAAAGAAAGCTTTACAAGTTCATCTAGAAGCAGCAGCTGCACTACAAGATGGATATAATTTTGATAAAATAAAATATAAAACTTTATCCTATGAAGAAATGAAAAAAGATATAAGACATTTATCAAAACTTGATTTAAGTAAATTAAATGCTGATAAGTTTACAGCTAAAAATATAGAGCAAATCTTACTAGCTAGAGGAGCTTCAGAAGCTGATGCTTCTTCTTTAGCAGCTGAATTAACAGATGATATATCTTTAAAATTATCTCAAAGCGGAGTAGTAGGAGGATTACTAACGGCAGAATCTTTCGAAAATATGAATGTATTTAGAGGATCAAGTAAATTTGATTTTGTTAAAATGGAATTGTTATCTAAAGAAAATAAAGCAATGCTACAGAATGCTCTAGATGCATTAGGTGATTCTAGATTAGACTTAAAAAACACAATAGATGACATAAATCTAAAAGGAAGAACTAAACTAGGTGCAGAGATTAGAAATGTATTAAGAGACTTAGCAAAAAGAAATCCAGGCGAACTGAAAATGCTTGAAACAATGTTTAAACAGTTACCTGGCTCATTTATCGATCCTTTAGATGGTATATTAATGCCTCATATACCAACAAGTAATCCTATATATTTAGCAGAAGAACAAAAATATTTATTAGCAGGAACCTCAGCTAATAAAGTTGAAATGGAAAAAATTATTACAGATTTTAATGATGAGCTTAAAAAAGTAGTAGATCCTAGAAGAGGAGGAATAACAGAAAAAGATGTAGTAAAATTAAAAGGAATGTATGATAATCTATTTGCTGATATAGCTCCAGAAGTTGTTAAAGGTGTATACGGCGGAATAAGTAGTGGAGTATGGAAAGCTAATCAGTTATATGGAAGAGGGCAGCAGTATGCTAAAGCAGTAGATTCTGTATTATTAGCTAAGCAATCAGTTGGCGCTATGATTGCTAAATATAAAACTGGAGATGATAGCTTTGTTAGAAGCAAGGGTTTTAAGTCTTGGCAAACGTTTTTAGATTCTCATATATCTAATTATGGATCAGGAAAATCAGATCCAATAGTAGAAGCTCTTACTAAATTAAAAGATAAAGTAGGTATGAATCAGCTAGATGATGCTATTTCAGAAAATGCTAAAAAACTTAATTTAAGTAAAAGAGACTATCTTAAAACTGCAGAAGGTAAACATTATCTTGATATTAGAAAAAGGTTACGCAGTGCTCCTACTTTAATTGACAGCTTAATCGATGCAACTAAGTCAATTACGTATAGAGATGTGCTTTCTGGTATTACTACTGGAGGTAGTAGAATTGGAAATCTAGCAGAAGGAGGCTATTTAAGAGCAGCAGGGTTAGGTTTAGGTGAAAACTTTATTGCTTCATCTCAGCTTGCCTCTTCTATTGTAAATGGTGATCCATTTGAAATCATGATGGATTTAACTAAAGGAAATGATGCAGCAGATCATTGGAGAAAACTGTTAACAGGTAGAACACATTTAATAGATACGTTAGCTCGTAATCCAATGTTTGAAAATAAATTAGGTTATATGTTCGCCAACACATACGTTTATCATGATAAGTTATTTTCAGATATGGGAGTTAAACCCGCAGAGTTAACAAAGATAGTAGCAATAAATGGATTAGAACTAATGATGATGCGTGGTGACTATGATGGTGACCTTGTTATGAGAATGATGCAAACTATTAGGCCTACTTCTAGTAATAATGATGATTTTAGCAAAGCTATATTTAAAGAAAGAATGAGAATTATAGAAAGTATGAGAATGAGAGGAATGGAAATGGGAGGAGGTGCCCTGGAATTTAGAGGACTCGATTATAAAAATATTGCAGACTTAAATGCAGGAGCTATGGGATGGAATTACGATAGACATCTAATTGGGGAACTAGGCAATGATGATGTTGAAAAAGTACTAGCAAGACAATTAAATGAAATAGTAACAGGTATAGCTACAAATCATGCAGACGAGACTTTAAAAAACAGAGGTTTAACTTACATGGTACAGCAGTTGCTAACGGGTCCTATAGGTGAGCAACAAAAACAGTGGGATTTGATGTACAATGGAAATACTTCATCCCTTAAAACTGATGTTGTTGACTTTTTAAAATTAAAACTTACAGATCCTACAATGGATGAAGATAGTGTGAGAGGTCTTTTGATTGATTTAGGATATAATGAAGCTTCTATGGATGGCGCAGACTTAAAAAGAATTGGAGATAGGGCTGTAAGGCAAGCTGATGATGCTTGGAAAATATTAAATTTACAAGCTGACTTTAAAACTTTTAATCCAATTACAAAAGAATTTACACCAACTCAAGCATATAGAAATGTAGATTTACTAACAGATTGGATAAGGTTATTTACTCATGAAGTTCCTATTGAGAAAGCTAAAGGTGCAGGCATGATTCCTGATATTATGGCTACTGTAGCAACTAAGATGCAGTTTCATGCGGGTAGTATTAGTGAAGATCAAAGTAGACAAATAGCTTTAAACATTTATGATGGATTAGGTATTAGTGGAGCAAACTTTGCAAATCTTTATATCGATCCTAGCTCCGATATTTTTTCTGGCGGGTCTATGCAAGAAGCTAAATTACAGGCATCTAGTATAAAAGAACAATTTGTAGCGAGTGTGCAAGCATCTATGCATTTAAATAAAGTGCATAATACATTAGTAGGAAGTGGTATGAAGGTAGGAAATATTAATGCTACACTAGCTAGTAGAAATCCTAGAGGAGCCATTTATGGAGCATTGCTTGGAACAATGGGTGAAGGAGCAGATAGATGGATAGGGAATGAATTAAGTCAAATAATGTCCCAACAAGATCTTTCTATGATATCGACCGTAGATGACTTTGCCAGTATTGCGTCTCACGAAATGGCTAGTCAATTACCAAAAATGGCTCAAAGGTCAGGATTAGAAACTTTATCAAAATTTGGAAAGGGAATGATAGAAGGTATATCACATTCTAAGTGGACAAAAAGAACTGCAGTAGGTTTATTAGCTTTTTCAATAATGGATCCCAATACAAATTCTTTACTGCTTCCAGATCAGAGAGGGCAAGGAGAAGAAAATGACATACCTTCATTAGCAGAAATTAGTAGAGGGTATCGAAGTCGAGAGGTTTCTATGAAAACAACCTCCCCTGTTTTAATAGACAGGCTTCGCCAAGCAGCTGGATTACCTACATATATGGGATCCACAGGAGTGAGGAGTGGTTATGTTCCGCCTCCGCCCTCAAATACTATTAGACATAATAGACAGCTTAGAAGAAATAATCCTGCTAATCTTCATGAGTTTTCTAGACAAATTGGAGGTGTAATGAAATAGTGAAGACTATTATTGAAATTACTCTACAACCCTTGCCATATGAACACAATGTTGTTAATCTAGCTGGCTACCTACAGGCTGTTATTTCAGAAATAACAAATTCTGCAACAATAGTCGATATAAATGACTTTGATTTTACAGATAAAATGTCTATATTTAGGTCTATGCGTCAAGCATCTCCTACACATCAGAACTCAAGTTTGTCTAGATCTGGAATCACTATAGGTGGATCAAATTCTATGTCTCCTCACTATCAAGCTTCTAGCTTGGTAAACACAGCCGCTGCACACAGAGGACATGGTTTTCCAATGAATACAAACAATAATCAAGGAAATAGAAATTAATGGCTGTTAATTTAAATACAAATTCTTTACTTGATTATTTAAAATCTATACCTGGGTTTAAAGATGCATGTTCTACCGCTACCTGTTTTGAAGAAAGAAAAGAACTCTATGAACAATATTGTGATGACCTAGGATATCATAGTTGTGCAGATCCTAATGGGCAATACTACTACACAGGCCTAGCTTGGCAGAATACAAAACTTTTAGATTTATTAAAAACTCAAAGTCCTCCTTTTCATGAGACGTTTAAGTCTACTTCTAATTCGTCTAGTGCACAAGGAAATACTAGACATAAAAATGTATCCCCTTCTCAATTTACTAAAGAAGATTTATTTATTACATTGAGAAATTATATTGCAAATTCAGAAGGAGGTCCGGGAAGGTACGGAGGAGTAGATCAAACTTATAACGATGGTAATATTATAGATGATTATCACTTAGGATATTTTCAAATATCTGGCAAAAATATAAATACTTATTTGAGATATTTGCAAAAATATATTGTCCAACCTGGAGCTACGCCTTCTCCTCAAGATATAAAATATCAAGAAGCTATTGATGAATGGCATAGTTTAATTTTTGAAAATGCATATGAAGAGCTTAAATTTTCTATGGATGGAAATAAGGAGTGTTCTTTATTTCCAACAGTACTAAATGTACCTGAACAAACTTTTTTACACTGCCTACATATAGCAGATGCTGTACATGGTAAACCTTCTCACACTTTTGAAAATTTAGTTTTACAAAATATAACTGGAAAACATGGCTATTTGGGATCGAAAGGATCAGTACAACCCTGGTCTTTATCAAATATTCATACTAATATATATGTAAATAATCCAAATTTAAAAGCAGTAACTGCTTTCGATTATTTACAATGGTCAGGAATAGATACTATTCCTAAAAAATGCACTACTCAAGAAGAATTTGATAAGATTTTTACTACAGGAGTAACTAGGAAAGCAGTATATGAAAGTGTAATATACCATGCCAAAAAAGCGTATAACGACACACAAAGCAGATTACATAAGTACTTTCCTGAATCTGCTATTGATAATTATTTTTCACAAAAAAATCTAAATGATTTATATTTATGTTCTGAAAAATATCAAATATATGGAATAGATACTTTATTTTCTAACATTAATCAAAATAATACAACATTAGCTACAGTAAATAATGTTGTTCCTTCTGCGAGCACAAGTTCATACAGCTCTCCGAATAAAGTAACCGCTGCAGCTCTAAGCACTGTTGTTAATGCAGATGTACAAAAAAGATATAGCGAAGTATCAGTAGATCCATTATTATATAAATATGGAATAGGAGCGGAAGAAACCGGCTTAACTTATATCGGGGATATTCTAATGGCAGTACCTCCCGTATCTTTAAGATACTCAGAGCACAACCAAAGTACAGCTATAGATACATTAAGAACGTCAGGTGATCCATTATTTACTTATAATAATACAATACCTAGAATTGATATGACATTAATGTTTAATGGAGCTAGGGCTATAAATGAACAACTGAGACCTTTAGTTGCTATGTTTCATCGCATGCCTTTTTCTACTATACAAAATCATAGTGTGTGGGATATGTGGATTGGTAGAAGAGAATCCTTTAATACAGATTTAAAAACTAATCCTGCTGGAAGTTTATTAAATAGATTTGCTCCTATACCAGTATATCTAGAAAGTATAAATGTATCTACTATTCCAGGATTTCCGAATAGTGTTCAAGCACATATTTCGGTGGTAAGAATGAATAGATCGCCATATGGTGTTTCTGCTAGAATGTGGAAGTATTGGGAAGACGCTATGGCAGAGACTAAACTAAAAACGGTAAGAACTGCTAGAGATTCTACTATTTGGAGTACAGATAGAGATGAAAAAAACGAAGTAGATAAAATTTATATTGTAGATTCGGCTATGAAAAACCATATAATTGAGCTAGAAGATGGAGCTAGCACAGGAAATAAAAATATGGATGAAACATTAACTACAAAATATCCGCAAGAATCTGTTCCTTACAAATATCAATATAGAAACTTACTATGGGATGATGGATATCCTAATAATCTAGTTCTTTCAGGAAGTAATACTTTAGGTAAAAATATATATGGAAATAATAAAGACCCATTAATACATTGGCCTGTGTATAGAGAAGAGCATAATAGAGATTTATTTTTAACGTATAAAAGTGCTAGAAAATTTTCAGATAAACTTAGTATATTCAAACAAAGACTAAAGGAGTTAACTGAAAACTATAGAAAAATACAAACTCTAAGTGCTCAAATTAGCACTATGAGTCTAACTGATCTTTTAGATGTGTATAAACCTATAACAGAAATGACTTTAAAGGATACTTCTCAACTATTAATTGATAGTATGTCCGCAGTTAAAGTTGGAAAAGACTTTTCAGATAATATAAATGCTGCATTTAAGAATATAGCTTTAGAATTAACTCAGGATAGTGCAGGAAATCAACTTCCTATATTTACAGATATTGTTAATTATTGTGATAAATATCTAGACAGCAATGGTAATGTTATTAAAGATGAACAAACTTGTGCTGCTGAAGGTGGAACTTGGCAAACAAGCGGTACGCCTGGTTTTAGAAGTCCGGTTCCTCCCTATGATTTTATTCCAGTACCCTTAGCCTCAACAGATGAAAATGATTTTATTTATGTGGATGCTAACGGAGAAATAACAAATTCTTTTGAAGTATTTTTAGACTGGTTAAACGATGCTAATAGAGCAGTTGGTATCTGTGAAGAAGATCCTACCTATGTTACTAAAAAATCATGTAAAGATGCAAAGTATACTTGGAATGCTCAACCAAATAGTGACGAAAAACGAATAGCTTTATGGGAAAAAAATAATGCTATATACAGCGCATTTTATGATAATATGGTAAATGATCCTCTAGGTTTGTTAGGCTTAGAAGATATAGGATCTAAATGGAACTATGATACCGCAGGAATACAGTTATCTTGGATAACAGATACAGATGACTTACTTAGTTATAAAGAAGACATAGATTCTTTAGTAAAAGATGATCAGCATAAACCTACTAAAAACAATAGGGCATCGTTTCCGTATTTTTATCATTTTCAATCCGTAGTACAATCAGTAAATTATAGTTTTACAAATCAAGTTGTTCCTTTATTTACTGCCTCTTCAAATCTGCCAAGTTATCAACATATGGGTATTTCAAATCCTACTGTAAGTATTGTTTTAAGGACTAGGGATGAAAGAATACACAAAGCTTTAACAGATATGAGAGAAACCGTACAAGAAATAGGAAATCAAACATTAGCAGGAAATACAAAACTAGTTGGGTTGGGAACTGTAGATGTTAGCGGAAATATATTAGGACATTCTTCAGATAGAAAAGATAAACGAAATCAAGCTTTAAATTTACCAGGAAGTTCCGGGTCTCTTTCTGGAAATTTATTAAATTCTTTAGGATTTAGCCAAAGTAGTGTCCAGAACTTAACCTCAAGAACTTTAGAAGGTTTTCCCGGTTGGTGGGAAATAAGTTTAGATTTAATAGCTGACACTCAAAATATTAGAATTATAGAAAATTTAAGTGCTGTTACTGTAGAAAAAATACCAGATGGAATAAACAGTTTAATGGACTCTGTATTTCCAGCTTATAAAGCAAATTGGGGATTACTTACACTGTATCAAAATGCTGCAAATAAAGAAGAATTTTTAAAAGATAAGCTAAAGAGACTAGATGAAATAAAAGCAGAACGTGAAGCTGTTGAAAAACGAGTAGAGGACCTTCCTAACACTATTTGGTATAAGTACACAGATTTAGGAATCTGTCAAGATTGGGGCAGAGCAGCTAGGGGATGGAATTACGACTCAGACTTTGATGAGCAACCAGTTAGAGATGACTACTACAATGGCTCAAGAATAATAGATAAAATAACTAAAGAAGAATACAATGCATGTGCTAAAGAAGGAATTAATTGTGAAGGATTAAACCTAGGTCAATCTTGTGATGCAATGGATTATAACTGCCAGAGAACAATGCATGAAGCATTGGAAATGCCTGGATTAACTATAGACTGGGATGCATATGATAGAGCAATTGAAAATAGGGAAGATCCTAATCAACCATACGCTCCAAGCCCTTGGTTAGTGGCAGCAAAGTTTGATGACTCACCTGAAGATGCAGGAGGTGAACCTAGTTACTGTGCTGCAACAGACGAATATGGTGTTGGTTTTTTTGAATGTTCGATGGCAGGTAGAATACATCATCCAGAAGGAGATAATGATACTGATGCATGTCACGCTATAAAAGATCAATATATGCAAATAGATGCGACAACAGATCCTATTCGTAATAAAGATACTTTTGATTTTATGGAAGTAGACCTGTGGGATGTATGTAAAGATAAAAGCGGAAACGAAGTTACAGATGGATTTCGGTGGTTACATAATGGATCTAAACTAGGTAATTACTATCCAAACGGTATATGTTGGGGAGGAGATGTAAATGGTTGGGCTGGAGATACACCAACAGAATGCGAAAGCGGCGATGGAAGTAAGTACTGGGTAGGAACGAGTACTTTAGTGCATGATCCTAATGAGCCAGATAAAGGCTCATCTGGAGGGTATAAACTTGTTTGCCCTAATGGAGATAAAATAAGTACTTTTTTTGAGCCTCAGCTCATACGTCAGATTGATATAACAGGATTTCCAATAATACAAAGTCAAGCTATATGTGAAGATCCATGGCAAGATGGAAGTGGAAGAGACGCTGGTCTGTGGATTCCTGCTTCGACTCCTGGAATATGTACTCTTGACAAGTTAGAAGATGTTGCAATTAAATATACTGAAGACGATAATAATTGGGGCAATTTCCAAGCGTATACCTATCATAACTTTAGTAGCTTGACTCCTTTAGTAGGAGTTAATAGTTTTACTGAATGCTGTCAAGCGAATAACAGTACTAATTCAGCCAAAGAAGCCGGAAAATGTTATGCTTACTTTAATACTTATACAGAACGAAAAGCACCAGAAACTATTTTTCCTATGACCCAGACTAAAATTACTGATGAGATGGCAGAAAAGCAAAGAAAAACCTGCCTAGAATGGATAGGATTAGGAGTTGATGCTAAGGTTGGAACAGGGCCTAAACCTAATAGAAAATTAATTAATAATGAATGGACACAAGAGTGGTTCGAATGGGGAACTTCTCACAACGATTCTCTATTCTACAGTAAACCGGATTATATAACTGTTGATAGAGGGGATGTTGCCTTAAAACAAGAACTAGAAAACAGTTTAAGAGATTTAACTGAAGAAGAAGTAGCAGTTAATGCAGATATAAATGCTATAAACCAACAAGTATCAAGTATAGTTGATCATTTAATTCTAGGAGAAGGGGAAGCATTAGTTATTTATATAAATCCAGAATTAGATGATATATTAATACAAATAACTGGTAATAAGTTAACTTCTGCTCAGCTTTACGGTATAGCAGAAGATAGAGGAGATTTATATCAAAAATTATTCCAACCTGTATTAGATGAAATGGTTCTTTGGCTACAAAGATTAAAGGGTTGGGAACTCGATAAAATGAAAAATTATCCTAACTGGACAGATGAACATCCTAGAGAGTTTCAATTAACAGCTACTTTAGCTACGTATTATATAGACTTTTTAAAAAATTGTATCTATACTATTTCGGGAATAGCTAACAGTGACTATGGAAAAGATTTATTAACAACTCCAGGAAAAGCGGTTTCTTTATTTCCAGGTTACTCTAGAGCAGCTGTAGAAGCTCAAAAGCTTGCAGTAGATCAACCTAGTGTTATACTACAAAGTATAATTCTAGGCAGTCAGCTACGTGTAGTATTCTATAATCTATTAAGAAGATCCGATTTTAGAACGTTCTTAGATGAGCAGGTAGTACCAAGAAATAAAGCTATAAAAACATTGAAAGACGCACTTAAAAGAGAGCTACTTTCAATACAAGTTGGAACAGCTCAAATTGTATATAATGTTAGTGCGCCAAATGTAGAAGAAGCTAAAAAATCTATAGAAAATGCGATTTACTTGATAGAAAATAGTGAAGAGTTTTTAGACACTTCAAATGTTTCAACTAGTAATGAGTATCAAGATTTTATTAAGAATTTAAATTCAAAGATACAGGTAAATCATCCTGATCTAGGCTTGCCTAGAGAGTATCTAAATGAAACAGGCCACGCAGCAGTTGGTCCAGGCTATCCTTTTGTTGATGATGACTTAGATCTAGAATTGATTGAAATGTCAAAGATGGCTGATAATGTTAAAATGCAAACCTTCTCACAACTTGCGGCCATTACTTCTGGAAAATTTTCAGATTACTATCTGGATTTAGTGCAATATCTAGGGCACTATAAGGGTACTTGCTACATAAGTAATATTACTGCTGAATCATGTGCTTCAATGATAGATGGAACTCATAAAGATGTTCAAGAAGGTGGTAAATGGGATATGTTCGCGTCAGGTAGGTGGGACGGTTCTAGAGACGATGGAGTCCAAGATACTCCGGGATGGTGCATAGTAGAAACATTAGTAGACCAAGAACCTTTAAATCATTTTTCTTGTGAGATTGCCGGATGGCAATTTGATTATGACTCCTTTGTTCCCAAAGGAGATGGGAAGGATGTTAATAACTTAAATAAATTATTAAAAGGAAGCTTTACAGGAGATGATAACTTAGACTTTGTATTGCCGGCAGCAATAAGTAATGCAGATCGGAATGCTCTGGATATTCCAAAAATGCTAATGTCTTTTAAAGAACTAGCAAAAAGAGAAAAAGAAATAGCTGCAAATTTACCAAAGGGAGCTGACACGTTTGCAGGAAGCACCCAAGCTGCTCCAACTAAAAAAGCTATAATGGATTTAATGGCGACTACTGCTATGCTGGATTATTTATTGATGCTTATGTTCGGTGCTGCTTATATGGAAAATTTAAATCTTGATCCAGAAAATAAAACATTCCCTTCTAATCAATTAGAAATTGATATTAAAAATTTAGCTGAAAAAACCTTAAAGGAAATGAAGAATTTAAAAATGGATACTACAAAGTATTCAACTTTATTAGCGCAGACTATGGCTCTTCCTTATTCTGAAGATTTAGATATGAGTGCAAAAGGACACGATGTAGCAGTAGCTTTATCTCAACAAATATTAGAGAAAAGAAAAGCTGCTGCGGATATTGCAACAATTTCAGCAACAGGAAACTATCAGGCATTTTTAAATTATTTTGGAATAGGGAATATAGAAAGTGTTCAAAGATCTTATGAATTAAAAAGTAAATTTAATAATTATTTACAAAACAAAGACAGAGCATCTATGGATAGAGCATTTCCTGCTTATAAGCTTTTCTTTATTGAACAAGATCAATATTCTTGGCAAGCTTTTGATGACTTTTATACTTATGATGCTGTAAATGAAATAACTATTGTAGACAGTAAACATGCTGCTAGTAAGACTGCGTCTATTAAATTATCAAATGTTACTAATAAACTAACAAATGATATAGGTATAGGTATTATGAATGAAGGGGCTGCAATAACTCCTGGAGCATTATTAAGATTAAAAGTTGGCACTCCCGTAATGCTAATGATTGGATATGGAGCAGATTATAGGCAATTAAGAATGGTATTTAGAGGAGCCGTTACAGAAATGAAAACAGGTCCTATCCTTGAGTTAACTTGCCAATCTTGGGGAGCAGGTTTACTAAATTCTGTAGGGGCAGGAGAAGGAGTTGCGTATAGCACTTTCTCAGGTCCTACTACGTTAGGAGCTTCTGTTATTGATATATTAGCACAGACTCCCGGCTTGAGTGGATTAGGAAGATGGGAAATGAGGGATGAAAGCTTAAATAATCCTAATAATATAGCTGAAAGTACTTTAAAAAATGCATGGTGGGCTAGGGCGTTAAATACATTTAGTGGAACAATGGGTGATTATATTAAACTAGATAATAATATAAGTGATATTATTGGTACTTTTTCTGGAGATAGTGGATTGCCTACTACAGCAGATGATATAGCAGAAGGAATAAGAGAAAATAATGTAATATATAAATCTGTTGGTAATTCTTTGTTTGACAATATTATTATTAATGATAAAAATCCTAATGGTTATGGGTTCTATAACTTTTATAGTAGAGGATTAGGATATCTGTCAGATGTTTATAGTAAAAAATCGTTTAAATGGTTTGTTGTTAGGCAGACTTGTTGGGATGCACTTCATGAAGTAGCCTTATTTTTAGGTGATTATATAATAACAACAAGACCTTATAATGAAGGTAATGATATACTTAACCAAGCACCAAGAGACACATTGTACTTTGGTCCTAGAGAAGGTATGTACAGGGCTAAGTCATTTGTTCCAAAAATAAACGCTGAGTATGAAATGCAAAAGTTAGCAGAACTTGTAAAATCATCTGCTATGCCTACTAAACAGATTTTACAAGATATTCCAGGTAAAAGTGGTCCAGGTATTTATACTACTATAGTGGATAAAAATGCTCTAAAGCTTATGAGTGAAGAGGCGAGAAACAAAGTATATGAAGACGACTGGGATCTTGAAAATAAATTACTAGATTTTGGTAAAACAGCCCTTAGTCGTATACTAGACCACCATATTGATACTGGAGATATGCCTGGTGGAGGTCAATATCCTAGTTTAAACAATAATTATTTTACTAGAATACAAGAGTATACTGGAACAAATTGTGACGGTGATCCAAATAATTATGGACCTGTATTTTATGGTAAAGTTTACAACAATAAAAATCTTATAAATAACTTTGCTCACTCATTATTTTTAAATGGATTTTACCACACTGCAATTCACTTTGATCAGTCAACAATTGTTAGAAGGCCTGAGCGCGTTTCAGATGAAGAATGGCACGGAGGAATGGATGAAAATTACAACATGCAGACTTTAGCAACGGATCCAGATGGATACTATAGGATTGGAAATGATTATTCTTACACTGATAGCAAAATAGTAGGCAAACACAAAGCAAACTACACACATATGTGCTATGATAAGATGTGGAAATCAGCATTTGCAGAAATGTTAAATTTTGGTCAAAACGGTCATGCTCCTTTCGGATTGGTTAAACAAATTTTATTAAATGATTGGGAACAAAGGTATAATTTTCCAGGTAAGAGCTATCAAACTTTTAATTATAGCCAAGATGAATGGAATAATATAATAAAACCTATTTCTCAAGGAAAGTGGTTTGATCCAAAGAGCTATCAATACCAAGATAGTGAAGGAGAATGGTATCAGGGAATTTATAAATATGGAGTAGACTCTAGCAATACGTTGTGGGGGTTATTGGATGATAGACCAGATGATGGGAGAGTATGGGGAACTAAGGATCAACCAGAAATGGAAACTAGACATTGGGATAATTGGGACGATGGTAGCGGGGATTCAGCAATATATTCATTAGTTCCATGGCTATTTGCAGGGTACAGTGTAATGGGAAGTACAGGAGGTGGACTGTTTAGTGCCGACGTTGTAGGATTATCAACTGGTGGGCCTGAATATGACCAAGGAAGTGTGTTTGATAATTCAACTTACTGGCTTGCAAGATTGACACGGACACCATTAAAGTCTACTGGTTACTTATCTTATGAACATGCAAGAGACGATACATTGTGGACTCAAATACAGGAACATCATTTTGTTGATCCTACGGGTAGAGGCGAGAGGACTGCAATTGATAGAAAAATAATTGATGATGTTAGGGCTCTTATTTTAAATTACACGGATGTAATGAAAAATCAGCAAAAAACATATGATCAATGGATTAGCAGTGAAGGATTAAGAGGAACGAGTGCCTTAGAAGGGAATCCTTGGGCTCTAGATTTACAACAAGCACTGGCAGTTTCTGGTGGTTTTAGAAATAGTTTTGCATTTAGACCGGTAATTGATACCCATGCAGTAAATAGCTACGAAGATATAGTAGATAACAGCATTGTTGCTACTACGGATCAAATGTATAATCATGTAGAAGTTTTATATGCTGATGAGGCAGATCCAGAAGCTTCGGTTACTAATGCTAAATTTAAAACTCAAGCATACATTAGTTATGATCAGGATCCTGATTATCTGAGAACGTATCAATCATACCAAAAAAACATTAATCCTAGCGACTGGTATGATATGAGTGAAGCAGATTCACATATATCAGCGATGTCTCAGGGAGGTAGATACAGACCTGAAGGTGGAAGGATATCTAGAGCTATGGGATTAACACAACATAGAGTAGCTCAACAGATTTTAATGAATCAAATGAGACCAATGTATCAGGGAACTATGACTTTAGTGGGTAATCCTCATATTAGGTCTTGGGATATTGTTCATATACATGATGATTCGATTGGAATGTACGGACCTGTAGAGGTTGAGCAAGTAGTACATCATTTATCTCCTACAGGGGGATTCACCACAACTATAATTCCTAACCTACTAGTGTATTATAGAAGTGCATCGGCAAGTATAGATTCTGTAGTTATGAATATACATTCAGCTATAACAGTTATGAACTACTTTTTTATTGTGGCAAAACATGCAGCAATGGCATTAGGAGTTTTAGGTATGACTCAGCCTTTAATAAGTTCCGGTGCATTTGGTACAGTAGGTTTTAGAGCCCTTCCTTTTATTGGAACAGGTTTAAATAGATTAAATAGAAGAACAATGAAATGGAACAAAGCAATAGATTTATTTGAAAAAGCATCTGTCGATGATATTCTAAAAGAAAAAGATATTGCTAGAAAGTATTTGAAAAAAAGTGAGTTTGTTGAATTAGAAGACTTAGCTTCTAAAAAGAAAGCACAAACTACTAAATTAAATTTAGTTAGAAATCAATGTCATGTTAGAATTAAATATGCCAATGTTGTACATCAGTTATCTCCTGCTGCAGATGATTTAAGAGAGTTAGACAGGCTATTGACTCAAAAAAATGCAGGTAATAAAGGTAAGGCTCATTCTGTTAAGATAAGAAGGTTAGAAGATAAAATAGCTAGAACTCTAGGTAAGGGGGATATGACTCTAGGTAGAGCAAGGCTCACAAAATTAACTAGTGGTAAATTAGATAATGCTTTAGCAAGTGTAGACGATGTAATTAAAGTATTTGGAGAAATAGATCCTGATAATAAAGATTTAAAAAATCTTAAAAATTTACAGACAACTATTCAAAACCAAAAGAAGGAGTTAGATGATCTTATTAAAAAAAGAAAGGCTGGAAATAAAGTAGGACAAAAGTCTAGGTTCAAAAGCTTGGGAAATAGTATAAAAACTAAAAGAGATGCGTTGGCTAAAAATCTAATTAGATTTGATAAACAATCAGAATTGTTACGATCAGGAATGAAAAATAAAATTAATAAAGAAATTAACAGGAGTACCACTGGAATAATAAAAAATAGAGCTAAAGCTTTAGGAAAAAGGAAAGCTGCAGCTAAAATGGCCGGAAAATGGATACCTATTCTTGGACAAGCATGGGCAATATATGATGTTGCAAAGATGGGAACTGAAGTATTCTCAGCAACTGCTCAAAGTAAAATATTTATGACAGGGTTATTAGCTGGTGAAAATCAATTAGTATGGTTACCTCTAGAGTATCAAGGAAAAGAATATGTAGCAGGATTAGAGGGAATTATTGGAACTCCAAGAGCAGTAGATACAATTTTATATGGAGAGTTAACAGGCGACTTAAGCAATAATAACAGAGGAATGTTAGTTATGAATATGTTAGCAAAGTTTAAACAATCAGAAGAGCTTTAAGTGACATATCTAATATGATGGTACTAGAATTAATTTTAACAATATGTGCATTAACTTTATTTTTATGTGGAGGGTACTTAACAATGATGATATGTTTAAAAACTTATAAAATGCCTGGTAGGAGTAAAAAAAAACTGTAATTAGAGCAATGCCGTACTTAGGAGAATACATTGGAGAATAAAAAATATAATAAGCTACTTCAAGCAGCTATAGATTACTATAAAGGTTTAAAATCTGAGGCACTAGCACACTTGGATTTATTGTTTAATAAATCTGTTGGAATAGGTGAACACACTGATATTTTAGCAGAAATAAAAAAGTGGACTGAGATACTATCACAAGCATCAGAAAACTTAGAAGTGCTAGAAAATAACTTTAATGAATACGGAGAAGTTAAATAATGAATAGAATAGCAATTCTACTTATTAGCTTTTGTGTTTTATTAGGAGAAGAAAAAGGCAATTACTTTATGGATAACTTCCTAAAGTA